GAAGAATTGTTCCAGTTTTATCTTGAATACCTACTACAAATTCCCCAGCTTCATTCTTAGATTCCCAGCCTTTTACTACTGTTGAAGCATAAACTTCTTTAAGCACATTGAAATAAGCATCGTCTGTGAAAGTTTCGATGTCAATTTGATGGCGATACGGTTTCAATTTAGCTTTCAGAAGCTTGTCATACATCTTGTTTACTTCAGAGTCAGCAAAAGTAACTCTAATTTTGCATGTGTCATACGTCAATACAAGACCACTTTCCACAATCTGTTCATCGGTTTCATACGCTTCATACGGGTTGCTCATTTTACTTTCCTCACTTTTGCTAGAATACCCCTCCGAAGAGGGGCTAAAATATGTCTTGGTTTTGATTCTAAGCTATTTTCTACCTTTCCCCCTAGTGCTTACCTGCCTGAAAACAAAAAAGGCGGCTAAGAGAGCAAATCTCTCACTTACGGGAGGAAGTCGTAACCCGCCAAACTTTGACGAATTACACTTTGTCAATTTGTATTGTACTTCCACCAAAAACAGAACTTGTAGAAGTAGGATTAAACTCTAATTCAAATGACGCCATAACATCTTGACCTGGCCCACCTGCAACAATCTTGGGATTTAGCAGTTTAACATTACCACCCGTTATAATATATCCGTTGCCTGAAGCATCCAGACCCCTGAAAGAAAACATAGAGCCTGTTTCGCTTACAGCTTCATCATATAAACTAAAGTTTGCAAAATACATTTCAATAGAGCCTTTTGCTTCGATAAGACCTTTGCCTATGCCTTGTGTTGCAGAAGAACCCATACCTCTTTGTTCTCTTGCAGACTGACTCCAGTTTACATCAACCTTTGTGATAGTACCTGCAAGCAAAGAAGTACCACGATAGATTGCACCAAAACCACCTACAGTATCAATAATATTGTTTGAGTTAGCTGCTGTTACTGTACCGCTAAAAACTGTTGCAGTTCCTTTAACTTCATCTTTCCCAATAAAACTAAGTGAACCTTCAAAATATCCACCTGAATTTGCACTAATTGAGCCACCCGTAGGAAAAGAACCGGGGTAAGTAAGATACAAACTTGTACCCAGTTTCTTTTCAAAAAACACGCTATAAAAAGAATTGCTGTTTTTTACACGTTGTCCAGCGATAGTTACAGAAGGTGTTGCTGCTTCAGTAGCCCCAGGTGCAGGAAGAGTTGTAACAGTACCGGCAGCAACCGTAAGAAGCTGATAATATCCATTTACAGTAGCTCCAGCAAAACCAGTAACCCTAACCCATTGACCTGCAACAAGCCCTGCTGTTACAAAACCATTTCCTGAATCTGTAAAACCTGTTCCAGTAGCAGCAATTGTAATAGCTGTGATAGTGGCCGCTGTTTCAGCAACATTCATCAAAGAAGCAGCAAGCAAATCAAAATGAGAACCAGCAGAAATACTAACTTTCAAATCACCTTTGGTAGAAACGCCAGTTGTTACAGCACCAGAAACTTGACCTGCTGTAGTAATCTCACTAGGACGAGTCCTAGTTTTAGTTTTCCCAAAACCTTCAGAATTAAGTCTACAAATTTTACCATCAGCAGGAGTATTAATAACTCCCCAAGCAGTTTCAACGCAATATGTTGCTACAAGATTGTTCGTATCCGTCCCAACAGAATACCCAGTCGTTTCGGCCATTAGTTTCTACCCCCTTTATTTTTGAAAGTGTTTTCTTCTTTAGGTAAAGTAAGCTGTTTTTCTTCTTCCACAAATTTAGCTTTTCCATGAGCAACCAAAACATTCTCTTCTAAAGCACTTAATGATATTTTAACCCCACCGCTTACTTCTTCACCATTAATCATCTGCTTTTCCAAAAGTTCGATCATTCCTTACTCTCCTTTTCTGTGATTTAATACAAATTGTCCCAAAGAAATGAAATTATCACATTAGTTTGATTCCAACCATCGTCTGTTATTCCTATACCTTTCACTTTAGCTTCTCTACAACGTAATTGTGTACCGCTATAATTTCTAAAAGCATCTGCTATAGTATCACCTAAAACTAACCCTCTTGTTTCTCCAGTGTTTAACGGAGTGAATACTTGTACTATTATTTGACCTGTATCCCGAAAGGTGTTTGTTGCAGCACCTATATTTAATTGTCGTTGTTCCCCATCTACAATGGTAAGTCTACACCATTCCCCTGTATCTAAATTGGGTGGGTTAAATTCTGAATTGGGAAAAGCTATTGTCGTTTGATCTGTCCAAACTGTTATAAATTTAGTTCTTATTTCGGTATGTATTGTACTCACGCCCATTATAAGAATCCTTTTTGGTTTATATAAATTTGTAAATCATTTAATGCACCTGACACCATACCTAAAGAGGCTTGCGTAGAATGCCCATTTTCAAGAACTGTTATATACGGTACATTATTATATATCCAAATTATCCCATAAGGTTTAGCTGCTGATACTTGACTTGTTACACTTCTCGCGCTTAGAACTTGCCCACCTTCTTCTGGGGGTTGTTTTCCTATAGGTTTTGTAGGAGGGCGCTTAAATGTTGCATAGGCTCTACAGTCCCAATTATTTACAGCCCATCCAGTTTTAACTGGATGTTTAGGCATATCACTATTTCGAGTAACAATCAGTTGATGTAATCTTAAAGCTATCTTTTTTTGAAACTCCAAATGATTTGCCGGTATAACAACTTCATAAAACCTAGTTAAATCCAATTTAAATTTTTGGATATCTTTAATCATAAAATAACCTAAGTTCTTATTTGTAACGTATGTATTATAGGTATACCTGCCGGAGCTAAAATTTCGTTATTTACTATTTGCCAAACTGCATTCTGAATAATCAATATATCTTTTGGAATAGGGTTTACGGGCAATGTTTGTTTTACTCCAAGACTATCTGTATATGTAGATGTAAGTAAAAGTTGCATATCACCTGTTCGGATAATCGTTCCATCAATATCTTTATCTTTATATGCTTGCTGTATTCCTTTGCATGTATATGAAATATATTTTGCTTCTATTGCTACAATATCCCCGGCTATTTCTGTAGTGCTTGGAGCAACCGTGGTTGTTATTTTATTTGCATTAACAGTAGCAATCGTATATCCAGTATTAATCCCCCCAGAAGTAAAACCAGACACATTTATATATTGTCCTACAGCAAACCCTTTACTTACAAATTCATTTGCACTATCTGTGAAACCATCACTTACTGCTGCTATTGTTACCCCAGATTTATATATTGTTGAAACTGTTGTACCTGCTGCTGCATTTGGAACTTTAGAGTAATTCCTTCTAAATGTTACAGTTATTCCATATTTTGTTATTAAGCGTGTAGCTGTACCATCACGCATTTTAGTTGAAAAGTCAGACATATTAACTATACCTTACATCAGTTGGGGTTGTATCAACAGCGTCCATATCTGTAAAGCCTTTAGTAAATTCAGGTTGAATCAATGTTGTATCGTTATAATGATTTATTTTATCAGCTATATCTATTCCCCCGGCGTACACAGCAAAGGTATTTTTATTACTTGATTTATTTCTAAGATCTTTTGCTTTCTTTGCATAATTCTCAGATCGTTTTGTATACTGTTCCCAAATAGGCCCAATTTTTACTAAATCCGCTTGTGTTGCAAAATATGCTGAAATGCTCTCTGCTATCAATGCAGCAGCACAATATTTATTTATTTCTTCTGTTATGGCCCAATCTATTTCTTCATCTGTTACTAAAGGATCATCTGTTTTTGTGTCACCTACTAAAAAACGTACTGTGTCTTTATCAGAACTTGCAGGATTCCCAGAATAACTCCAAGTCATATATAATCCTCCTATGAGGTTATTTACAAAGTTAAAGCAGGGGTTTTTACGCCCCTGCTATACTATTACCCAAAATCAGCAGTTGCCAGAACTCTTGAAACTTCAATCGTGCCCACAGAAGTAGTAGCAACAACATAAAACCCAGTTTTTGCACTATCTGTAATTTCAAGAATATAACTACCATCAGCAAGAGTTACTATACGCAAAGCTTTTTTAGCAGTAAGGATACCTACATCAGTACCGCAAGCAGATTTAGCTTGTACTGTTCCAGAAGCGGAAGTCCCTGTAATGCCAATTCCTGTTGCTGCATCAGAAAGATAAACATCAAGCACTTGGCAACCGGCTATTGCTACACCGTCTTTATCACAAACTTGCAAAGTTACTTCACATACATTTGAACCGCCAGCGGCTATTGCAAATGTAACATCAGTAGCCAGTTGTTTCCCACCTACAAAAAGTGCATCATAGGCTTTCTTACCTCTTGTTCTTCCTACAAAACCTGTCGGCATTTTACCCTCCTTTAAGGGTTTGTTTGTACCCCCGGTAAACTCACAGGTGGTTTAGGTTTATTTCTTAGCCTTGGGAGAGATTTTAGCTTTAGTAGTTCGCTTACTCTTAGGCTGTACCTCTTTTGCCTTCACAGGTGATTTGGTTTCGCTTGATTCAGCTTTTTTAGATACATCTTTAACTCCCCTTGCGGAAAGTTCTTCAGCGTCAGGTTTCCCAAACCATTCTACTTTCCCAACTCTATGTAAAGCCATTTTATTTGCATAAGGCCATTCAGCTACATCTTCTGGGGAGAGGGTTGCACCTGAAATCCAGGTCTTACCCCCTCCCTCAAATTTGCGTAGGACACGGCCACCGTATTCCCCAGCACTCATTGTATTATTCCTTTCTTATTTAAGAAACGCAACCTGAGAAGAAATAACCCATATCAGGAGCAACAACCTTCATTTCCACATTCATTTGACTTTCAACACGTTCTGCATCGTCTTTAAGAGACATAGGAATGCGTTTAGTAAGAATGCCTGCGTTATTCAAACCAGTTAGACCGCTCCAAGTAAAGATATATCCAGCAGTCGGTTTCAGAAGAGAAGGAGAAGGAACCGAGTAACAAAGCAATGCATCTTTACCAGTAATGAAATTCATGGTAGGTGTTGCATCAAGAGTTTCATCCGAAGAGGCATAAACAGCTTCAGATACAAGATATTTATCAAGTTCAAAATACTGAGCAATCATCTGATTGGTGATAGAAGTTGCACCAGTATATTTGAAGTTCTTTGTGATAAGAGGGTGTTTCTTCAGTGCTTCATGAACATCATATCCAACAATAAGCGTATTGGGTTTATGCGCCGTAGAAGCGAGTATTGTTCTACGTGCTACTTTAAAATCTTCAGCCGGGTCACTAGCTGCTTCATCATTCCAGTAAGCAAAGTTAGTGTTACCTACAACATCAGTTCCCCAAACGCTAGTTTTCATATAAGCGTCTACAAACAGACGTTCACGGCGAATAAGGAGTTGCTGCATACACCATTCAGTTGCATCACTGAATGGATCAATACCTTCATCAGCATTTTCCAGTTCTTGACGTGTAACATCTTTATGAATTGCCCAAGGATATGTGATATAGCTATCCGTCCCAAGTTTGAACCCGCCACCAGCAGATTCAGTTGCCGGTGCCCGTTTACGTGCTTCGTCACGGAAGAATGCGCCTTTTTCATATTTCCAGTAAAGACCTGTTTCTTTCGGTACAGGGAGACTAGGGAAAGCCTGTTCTGCAATAAAATTTGAAGCACTCTGTTTGTAAGCTACACTCATATTCGTCAAAGCTACATCAATATGGGTGCTTTGGTAAGTCGGATTAGGCATGTGTTGTATTCTCCTTTATGTTTGTTTTGTTATTAAACGCCGTAAACGGTATAAGTGATAATGTAGTTTTCAACGGTGTTATAAGTTGAGCCATCAGCAACAGTAAGATTACCGTTTGCAAAAGTAACATCGGCATCAGACGTTACAACATTATTGCCAGTATCTTTAACTTGGACAATTGCAAAAGCAATAGTAGTAAGACCTGTTGCAATAACACAAGTGTTTGCAGCAGCTTGTGCAGCAGAAACCGTAATACTACCCATTTTCATAATCTTACCAGCTTCAGTAGAAACAAGACCGTTTGTAGCAAGCGCACCACCCGCACCAGTCTGTTCACCTACAGTAACCGTAGCAAGTTTTCCAACAGTAGCACCAATAAGACAAACACCTGCTGCAACAAGACCTGCTGTTGCTGGAATAGCACGACCATCACTAGCTGCCATCCACTGTTGACCGGCAGTAAGATTACCCGTACCTACAACAACTTTAGTTACACCAGACTTCATTACTCTTGCAGCTTGACCGGAAGCAGGAGTTTCCTGAAGTACACCAAGAAAATCCTCACCAGCCGAAGTACAAATATTTACAGCATGGTCAGCAGTAACTTTTACGCAGTAATACTGTTTTGTTGCAAGACTAGCAGCCGCATCCATGAAACCAATTTCAAATCCAGGTTGTTCCAAAGCCATGTTCTTCTCCTTTTCTTTTGTTTTATATTATTTGCGAGATTCTTCCTGATACGCTTTACGCAGTTCCGTATTGTTCTTATATACAAAATCCCAAGCCTGTTCTTTTGTCAACGTAGGGTTAGCTTTACGATGTTCTTCCGCAGCTTTATTCAGTCTATCAATAGCTGTCAATTCTTCTCCGCCATCACTACCACCAACTTCTTTAAACAATCCACTTTCTTTGATACGGGCATCCGCAGTTTTGAAAATGTTATAGATACTTTCAGCAAATTCTTTACTTACTTTGCTTGCCTGTTTAAAAATATCCCCAACAACTTCAGCTTTACCAATCGCAGAAACAGTTTTACCTTTTTCAATACATTCTTTGGTAATTGCTTCATCTTCCAACTTTTCAATCTTTTCTTTGTTGAGTTTTGCTTCTTTTTCAATTTCTTCAAGCTGTTTTACTACTGCTTCAGGAAGTGCCGATTTATCAATTTCTTCTTTCTTTACTTCCGGCATTTTCTGTCCACACGCTTTACATACTTCTCCAGGTGCAGGTTTAGCTTTTTCCAAATCTTCTTTTTCTTTCTTTACATCAGCAAGTTGCTTTTCAAGATCAGCAGACTTTGCTTTTTCTACTTCCAATGCTTTTTCCAATTCTTCTTTCGTCACGGTGTTACCTCCTGTTAGTTGTGATACTGCGTCTTTGAATTGTGAAACACTCTGTTCAATCATTTCCTGTTTGTTTGTACATTCATCATCATACGAAATAGATGAAATTGAATCTTCTAAAATCCAAACTAAATTCCAAAGCTTATCTCTGATTACTTTATCATCAACTATATCTTGAAACAGTTTGGCATCCCCATCGCCTTTCTGTATGTTCTTGGATTCTTCAAAATGTTTTTTTAGCACATCAGCTTTGTCTTTACCCTTATAGTTCTTCCCAAGGCTCAATATTATGCTTGGGTGATTCTTTAGAAGGATAATATGTGCTTCAGGATTATCACCTTTACCCACGAATGAAATTTCATCCAATTTCACATTACTAAGTTTATGTTTTGCTCCTGTAGTTCTAGCCATTTATTTCCTCCTTTTCTCCAGTCCCGCCTATGGAAAACATGGAGAGTTCTCCTTTCTGTACTTTTTCTAGCAAATCATCGTCTAATATTTCAAATCCAACAAACCAACCAATTTTCCCAAGATCAATACCTAATGCTTTTTGTACTTCTTCAGAAAATACAAGGGATTCTACAAGTACAGCACCACCTTTATACACATGACTTTCTCCACCAGTGCGACATGCTATAAAATCATGTGCTGTTTTTTCAATTTCTTTAATATCCCAAATATCTCCTGAATGATCTACAATTTGAGTATCACCCTTTTTTGCTACATACGCCCAACCGTAAGCAATCTTATTTACCTTATCTACTTCTCCAGTAAATTCTCCTTTAAAAATTATTGCCTGTTTATCTGTCATATATTCTCCTTACGTTGAAATCAAAATTGCGGAACATCTACAGTTGATAAGTCCAACATTATAATCCCCAGGAGACATTACAAATCCAAATGGTGTGGCAAAAGGACTTGTTATAGGTACTCCCCCAGGATTCATAGCTGGTATAGCTCTGTGTGTTGTTCTTACTTTTTCATCTCCAGCAGTTAACCAAAATTTTCTATCTTTATTTATATCTAAAACACCTTGATCTAATCCTTGCATCCATGCTTCTTGTTGACCTTGATTAATCGAATGCATAGATTCTGTTCTAGCTATATCTAATGCTCGTTTGTTCAATAATCTTTGATAATACTTTTCCACCATTTCATCTATTTTATCTTGTTGCATTGTTCCTTGATTCATATGTCGTCTTACTTGTGCTGCTTCTATTGCATTCAACCGCCTATCTTCAGGAGGGGTTAACCCTAGAATGCTTCTGGTTTCAAGCTGAAGACGAAAATTCGTTACAGCCTTCATCTGACTATCAGTTAGACCTATTAACTGTCTTATTTCACGTCCCATCTTTGCAGGAGGTATATTCTCTGACAACAGACGTTGTATTAAATTACTTACTGCTTGTTTACTACTACCTGTTAATTCTTGTATTACTTTTCCAGTATTTTGTTTGATTGCATTTATAGCTCTATTGTTTAAAGTATCAAAACCGATTGCTTGTTGCATTACTTCAGGTAATTGTTTAATGCCCGTTGTTGCTCCAAGGTTAAATGTTTCTGTAAGTTGATTTGAAAATACAAAAGCGTTGTTTCCCAAACCTATTCCAAAAAGTAACGAATCCATTTCTGCTATACGTGTCGCTAAAACAGCATCGTCAAAAGCCCCCACTGCTAAAGCCGCTTCTATCTTCTTTGCTTCTGCTAAAGTCTCTCTTATTTCTACTACAGCAGCTATGAAAGCAGCTTTTATTTTTGGAACTTTACTATCAGCCGCTTGCTGCATAGCTGCTAATTGTTCATCCTGCTTCTTTCCCATTACATTGTACCGTTAGAAATCTTAATTGGAAGATTAAGCAACTCTCTTGCTTTTGCATCTATATCATCATCAGGTTGCAATGCTCCAACTCCAACAAGTTTGTAAATTGCATCTACAAATGTAGCTATGTCTTCTTTCTCAATATCCCCAGGGACAAATTGGGGATATAATTCTTTAGGCACACCGTTTAACGTCATTAGTTTAGGGACAAGCTTTCTATTCAATACAGCAGCTATTGCTTTTAGCCATGCCCCCATTGCCATAGAAAATGTAGAAGTCTTATCCGACGAAAGTGCAAAACTCCCAACCTTATCTAAACCTAAAAATATAAAGTCTGCTGCTACTGTCATTGCCATTGTTTTACTGTAACGTGTAATTATAGAATTTGTATCATGCTGTCTTGTCCCGGATGTTGACATAAGTTCAAACTTATACAACTGATTGTTGTTTTCGTCATATGCTAAAGGATATACCATTCCCATTTGTTCATCTATACGTACATTTGTAACCATACGTTTAATTGCAGCTAGTGTTGCTTTTTCTTCATCAGTAGCATTAGCAGAAAGTAAATTTGGAGGAACATAAGCAACAGGGAAACCGTTTAAATCTCTTTCCGCCCCTATTGCTTCAACCTCTTCAAGTTTCTTTTTAAAGTACCAGGGTCTAAAAGCATTTCGTAAAATACTACGACCTTGGAAATTATTTTTATAGCTTTGTGTTCTAAACAACAACAATTTATCAGCAGGTATTGTGAAACTCCCGCCCGTAGGTAAGAGTTGATCTATAGAAACAAAATCCCTCATACATCCATCTGTATTCCATCTCCAAATAGTTTCTTGACCGCGTATAGGAAGTTTAGCTATCCCCACTCTTCCGTCTTCACGAATCTTATAAACTATTTCATGCAATGAAAAACCGTATATAAGCATTGAAAGTAATTCACTTATAAATTCTTCCCATGAATGTTCCATATCGATCATGCAACTTGATACAAAATCAGCTTCTTCTTTTGCTGCCGGGCTATCATCGGTGGGGTTTACTTTCCAAGTTACATTCCTTAACAACTTATCTATGATAAAAAGAATTGAACCAATAATAGGGTCATTATCACTCATTTCTCTGTAAATCTTTAAGCCCTTTGCCCCTTGTAATTGTCTTAAAAATTCTTCACCTATTACCCCACCGAATGCGCGTAAACCTGTACCGCCTATTTCCGTAAGATTCGCAGACGGTTTTTTACCTGTTGTACGGGCCATTTTATCACTCCATGAAGTAGCATTTTCGTTCTATTCTCATATTACCACGATGTTTACCGTCAAAGTCAGTTATAGGTACAGGTTCAGAAGTAGCTTGAAATATATTATTTGGTGCATCGGCAAAACAAAAAATATCATCTTTGAGTAAATTATCAAATTGTTCAAAATACCAAGTTTTATTTCTCAATACCTGTACTTCCCTGAATTTCATTTATTACCTCCAATGGGATTCTCCAGAAAAATCATCTATTAATGGAGCAACTACAGGAGGTTGTTTCTGGCGTCTTTCTCTAACTCGTTTCAAATACATACTCATAGGGTCTATTTGATCGTCATGTTGACCCATTGGAAACTGAGCACATTCTTCTTCAAAATCTGTCAACCAAAGACATTGCTTTACGCTATGCTCTAAGTTGATCTCTACCCCTGCTGTTTCAGGAATCCAGACTAAACCAGCCTCAATAGCGGTTGCTTCTGTTTCCATCCTCATTGTCTTATCAATATTCTTAGGATCAATACCTATAATCGGAAACTTTTTATATTCCTGCAAATCTTGTATTAAACTAGAACCCGAAGATTTATCTTCAATTAAAACTTCATGGGGCTTCCATTCTTCGCAAAGCGATTTTGCATTGCGCCTTAGTTCGGGATACCGACACTTTTTGCGCCAAATGAATAGAAGAAATAAGCCCCGTGAAGTCTCAACCCAAGCCTGACATACTGAATAATCGTTTAACTCTTTTTCCTTTTGCGCTGTATCAAATACAAGAGATAGTCTTTTCCAAGTTTCTATCGCAGGCATTACACTATATCTTTGAAACTTTGTAAGAGGGATTAACCCACCTTCCCTCGGTGAAGGTCTTTGCTGGAGTTGCCCTGCTGCTGCATACGGCCCCAAAGCTATTTTAAGTTTATCTATTTCTTTTTTTCCAAATCGTTCCGGCCAAAGTAACTCACCTTCTTCTGTTCTAGGATCACCTCTCCAGCCGTGGAATGTTCTTAACGCCATTTTTCTTTTTGATTCTACTTCATATTCGGCAGGAAGGATAAGACCTACATAATCCTTTCCATATTTATCCATTATATGACCTGAAAGATCATCATAATGTGTTCTTTGTTGGATTGAAACTAAAGCCCCTGTTTTGGGGTCATTGAAACGTGATTGCAATGTTTCATCGAACCATATATTTGTTCCTACCCTTGTAATCTCTGATTCTGCTTCAGCTACGTTATTAGCATCGTCAATGATAATAACGTCCCCACCTTCACCTGTACCAACACCATCTATAGACGTGTTGATTCGATAACCGCCTTTATCATTATCGAATCTTATCTTAGTATTTTGATCTCCTGTTAGATGATATTTATGACCCCAACGTGATTGATACAAAGGACTATCTATAATACGTCTACATTTAACACCGTCACGAATTGTGAGAGTAGATGCATAAGAGAATGTAATAAATTGTGTTTCAGGTTTCTTTGTCCAAACCCAAGCAGGATAACTAACAGATATACCCAACGATTTCATATGTCGCGGGGGAATGTTAATCATTAACCTTAGTATTTCCCCTGCAAAAACTGCTTCCATGTGTTCGCATATTGCGTCTAAGTGCCAACCGTGAACATAATCATGTGGGTCAATAAATATCCAATGCTGTTTGATAAACTCTGCTAAATGTCTTTCTGCCAAAGCTTTATCTAAAGCTTCTAAAGGTGTGTTCATCAACCTTTGTATTTTCACAGGGTCTATCGTAAAATTAGCTGTGTCGTCTTGTGTTATTATACGATTAGATTTAATCCCTGTTGTCCTCACCATAACTACCTCAATTTAATGTTTTACACCAAATTTTAAATATGCGCCCAATACAATAATAATCAAAATTGCATACATGATGCCTTTAACAATCCATTTAATTACTTCTGATCGTGTTTCTTTATATATATTCAATAAATCCTTTACTAAATCCATTTCTTCTGGGGACACATTATTAAATCTACAATTATGTTGGTTTTTAAGTAACTCTGTTAAAGCTAACATATCCGCTTCAGTTAAAGTTCTAGCTCTTGGGATAAGCTCTTTATCTCCAGACATAACTAATGAACCTCAGTAAAGGATAAAGTATATTTGCAAACTGCGGTATTTGCGTTACTGTTTGTTATAGCAAGAAGATATGTAGTGTTAGGTTTGAGTACGAAAGAATTATGAACTGAAACGGAATCAGAAGCAGCAGCAAAAGAATAACTATCTAAAGTTAAAGCACCTGCTCCAGCAACAGCCGTTATATCTACATACGCTTTAACTGCTGTATCTGCTGCTTCACTAGGGTCAGCGCGTCTAATATCAAGAGGGGTTAAAGCAGATTCAAGAGCATCTGTAAAAGAATAGTCTTCTAACAAAGTAACAATTACGTTATCTTTAGAAGAAGATAGTTTGGTAGGATTTAAAAGAATTGGGACACCTGTCGCGGGAGTTGTTATCTGAAAAGCGCCTACTTTAGTTGTTGTAACGCTAATACTTCCAGTAACTACAAAAGTCGGTCTTGGCATACACATACTCCTTTGCCGTTTAAATTTAGTATATGTATGAATGATAACAAACATAAATAAATAAATATATAATTATTTATTTAGTTAAATATATTAATTATGTTAAGCTTGTATGATTATAAACAAAAAGCCCCTAATGCCGTAAGCATTAGGGGCTTAAATATTCAATTATATGTATTTAACTACCTTCTTATAAAAGCTTTACACTTTTCTTGAAAGCAATCAACATTCTGCCGAAACCAAGAGCACCATTCTTTTTCCAGACAAAACTTACAATCCCCGCAAGTCTCATTATTAAACATATTAGAGTTAGACATTTATTGTTCATCTCCTTTTATACTGAAGTTATACAAAAGTAAGGTTTCGTTACATTTATCTAAAGCCCCTTGATACAATTCCAAATTACTTAACATATCTTTTACTTCTTCTTCATCTAAACCGCCTTCATCGTTTGTCTCCACTTCAATTAAAGAAGGATTAGGCTCATACGCTAATGTAGGTCTTATGCAAACCTTATCGGCGCACCCCATGAGGCACAATAACAGTCCTATGAGGAACAGGTTTAAACCGTATCGTTGAAAGTTGTGCATAAACATCTTGATCTATCCTTTCTTTAGCTTTTTGTGTATCAGTTTGAAGGGTGACTGTCTTTTTATCTATTTCTACCTGTTCCTGTAATGCTTTATTTTTAAGTCTTTCTTCTTCAAGCTTATTTGGGATATACGATACATAATAATAAAAAATCCCAATTATTAATGCTATCAACATCCCATATCCTATTTGTTTCCAGGGTAGTTGCACATTAAACATTTATTCAACCTCCTTTGATTGTGTATCACCTAAATACGCTTTAGGTGTATCTCCTACACCTTTATATTTCTGGAATACATTAGCACCTATGATAAAACAGGCTTGAAAGCTCCAAATTTCATCACCTATAAAATCATAAATAAGTAATGCTGTTGCTATCCCAAAAACTACCCACTGTTTACTCACTATCGTTAAACATAATCTTTGAAACCGATCTACAAGTTTGTTCCAAAAGTATCTACCGTTCACGCTTCCTCCACTTTAGGCGCACGATATGCTATTATTTTAGTTGTAGGGAAATTGGAAAACTTAACACTATCACTTTGATTTCCACCCAAACATTTTATAGTACCGTTACCGTTATTACTATCATAAAAACATACATGGGCGGCGTTAGGATTGTTTGCATCCTTCCTGTCTATAACAACTATACAACCTTTGACCGGAGTAGCTAGAACAACACCCCAATCAAGCCAAGACCTTGCTGCTGCTGAATGCGTACCTTTAAATTTATATTGTTCTCCTGCTCTGTCTGCTACATAATTAGCAAATGCGGAACACCAAGGAGTGCTATCTGAAGTAGCTTTCAGTGTAGTATGTGAATCATACTCTATAATACGTGCTTCTGATTCAGGCCCAGGAATTTCATGTACGCCTAATTCATTTGTTGCTACCCAATGCATTGCTAAACATGCTTCTTCTTTTTTAGTCATAGGTGTTTAATTCCTCTCTGTTTAGATTTTTTAAATACTATTAAATCAGGCTGATGTTCTACAATTGAAGGATATACAGCATTCAACAAAGTAACCCAATCTTTTACATCATGTATTTGTGTTATCTTCTTATCAATGTTACTGTTACTATTCCCAACTCTTTTTGTTAATTCTACTTTTATTACCACACTAATTTACCTCCTTTTTATATATTATTTTCCAGCCTGAATTAAGATAAGAAGCAACATGAGTTGGATATACTTCTTGTGTTTTAAACCATTTTCTCATTTTTATAAGTTTTGGAACACCTTTTATTTTAATATTACTTCTGCACATTTTCAAAGTCAATTCACCAATATTTTCTGCTGAAATTTCCCATTTTATTGAAGCTACATTTAAAATAGTATTTCCTGAATCATCTTTTATTGAAGTCGTGTTAGGATTACCGTCACTCTCAATACATATTTCTGGGAATACCCTTTTTACATCTTCTAACATTCTTTACCTCCTTTTTATATAATAGTACCGTTTGTAATAAATCCATGCCAATTTCCACTAGCACTTGCATCTATGCTAGGCATTACTGTTAATGCATCAAAATCATTTCCTTCAAATTTCCACGCCATATCTGCTTTTGTAGTAACAACACATTTACCAATATATTGAGGATTTTGTTTATAGATTAATTCATATTGGTCTTTAAATGACATTACAACTCGTTTACAAGTAAGATAATCATTTCCACCTGTCGGGTTCTTAAAAATAAATACATCAGGGGACAACCAAGCCGGTTCTAAATCAGTTAATTTCATTTTATACCTCCTTATAATCAATTTGTGGTACTATGATAGCATCCTCTATAGCTCTAACCCCTCTTGCCTTATCTAGCATAGTGTCTAAATCCGCATTCGTAACCCTCTCACATTCCTCTGGAATCGCTTTCTGCTGTTGTGCTACGATTATGTCACGTAATGCTCTTATGTCTTCTGATTTCATATTGGTAATGTCTGCATTCACTTCTACATGACTTGTATGCTGTTCAATATCAGCTTTTATATAAGTCATGTTTTTCCAACGAGCACTATTTCTATTCTGCAACCAAAACATAATTGCTTTTGTATCAGGAGACATATGCTTAGTTGTCATAACAATCTCTGTGGCCGGTACAGATACTTCTAAACCTTCTGCTGTTTTACCTTTTATCTTTATTCTCTTTATTGATTTTTCTTCAAAGGTATACCCTAAACATTTTTTCAATAATGCATTCTCTACATTAGCACCGTCATATTCATCTCTCCCCTTTCTCACCATCATTGCAAATTCTTTGTGTTTAATCATCCAAACTTCTACTGTATTCAGCTTTACATCAAAAACTTGGGCCAATTGTGCTTGAGTGAATCCGTACTCCTTGCTTAGTGTGTAACCTATGTGTGGAAATCTAAGCCCATCATAAATAGGTTCTGGGGATAACCCCAATTTCTTCTTTCTTTCTTCAACCCTTGTAGGCAACCCCAAGTCTATCCTTCTTTGGGCCATTGGATGTGCCCCACGCATAGGTTTATCTTTATTCAGGTCAATAGTTTTTTGGAACTCTAAACTCTTTTTTATAATTTTTGGAAATTCTCTCTTCTTTATTTTATTTCCTGTAGTACGCCCCATTTTATTTACTCCTAGTTTTGTATTTCTTCCAAGACTATTGTAGGTATCTTAAATTTCTTTCCGAACAAGTTGCATCTTGTATATCGACAAATCATATGTTTTTCTGGGTTATCATATCTACATAGTAAATTCCCGCAACAAGGGCAACTACAATTTATTGCTATTTCAGACAACAAAGGTTTGTTATTATCTCTTGTCCAATTATCTAGTATTTTCATTTTGTATAACCTCTATTTTTTCTATTAAATACCAGTGTGACAATTCTTTTGTTTCTATTACATTTACTCCCAAAAACTTTTGATTTGGGTTAGGGTCGTGTATCACTGTCCCCGTTGTATTTATAATAACAGCATGACTCCCACCTTCAAAAGTTCTGGATTTAACACTAGCTGCAATACAACCGTTCACTGTAGGTTGATCTGACAAATCTTTACAGTAACATTTCAATTCTGCGTCTGGGTAGCCTGAACCTTTAACTTCATACCCCAGACCGTATATAAAATAATAAAATACATTCCACCAATGTAATTCTTTTGTAGCAGGATACAAAATAAAATTTGGGACTTGACTTAATTCCAAATCAAACAACGATGCTATATTTGCTTGTTCACAATTACCCTTCCCTTTGTCTACTACTGTTTGAAATACAGCTTTCATTTTTTAATCCTCCTTTCCAAACTGTTTAATTAGCTTTTGGAGTCCTTCTAACTTATCCGCAGCAAACAACCTTGCTTCCTTCACTACATCGTCACTGTACTTAAATGGGTTACGCAAAATGTGTATTACCAAATCAATCTTCATTCAATCCTCCTTTCATATCTCCCCACAAATTTTTTGACTTCTTGTAACTTGTCATACAACTCCAAAAACTTATAAACCCAATCTTTAGGTTTATGTACCCCTAATTCCCAATCTCTAATTGTGTAGATAGACAATCCGCTTAAACTTACTAATTTCTTTCTATCTAACCCAACATTTAACATAGCTTTTTTAAATTGGATAGAACTTTGCTTGTGCTTCATAAATCCTCCCAAAAGTAATATCGTATGAACCTACTACAACTCGCCGGGGCAAAATCGCCTAAACCGTAGTACACTCATACGATTGATAAACTACAATATCTAAAAATGAATGTCAATAAGAGTTTAAATAAATACCAAACAACCCTTATAAATAAAACAAAACCTATATAAATTTTTTCTGGAAATATTTTGAACCTCCATTTTCAAAATAACTTCATAGTACAACGTATGAATACTAACACTATATACAAAGGTATAAATTTTATTTGGAAATATTTTGGAAGTTTGATTTTAGATTAAGTTTATTTTGTAACGTGAGTATTGTAACCCCACCTAGTTATCAACAGCCCTACCCCCGTCGGAATTTCCAGCCTTTTCTGATAGCTTTGGGCCATAAACCTTGCATAACAAACCCCCTTTTATTACACGTAGAAAACAATCGTAAATACAATACTTTGGGAACGTACTTGTCATAATAGTCCTTATGAGCACAAAAACCCTTTATTTATTGCATAGTTCTATATGTAGTGTGTCTGGGGAGAGTTAACCGGATGAATGCTAATACTATATATAGTAGGTGTTGCTTGATCGGCTCTATTTATGCACATATACATATCAGGTCTGGGGACGTGTTAGGGAGAGGTAAGCATATTTTAGGTTTTAGGTTTTAGGTTTTAGGTTGTTTTAGGTTTTAGGTTTTAGGGTAACTGATATACTCTACACTCTCTGTTTATATATCCCTGTTCTATGCTCTGTTACTCTGTTGATAGTCATACAATCCGTTTGGGTTTGTTCTATTGATCTACAATTGTTTCTATCTATATCTTGACTATTCTTATTTGTTGTTTCTGGAGGATGCTGTTATTTATTCTTTATTGTTTCTATTTCTTATTAGGTTTGGGGATTGTATCAGGGCTTTGGTGTTATTTATTTCAGATATAAGCTTTTATTGTTGAGTGGGGAAAAGGGTATTTATTTTGTATAGTTTATATGATTATATATTTCACATTAATTGCTTGTTTATATGAAGAGTTTTGAATATAGGTTGATAGGTATTGTTGCATTATATGTTTAGGCTTCCAAATTCGCTTTATATGACGTTCTAATGTTGGGGGTTGACACGTGTATTAGTTACTTTGTTTTATAGCGTCTATGAACCTGTTAGGATTTGGGGCGCATGGATACTAGGTTTGCGGGGTATAGTTTTGGAGGGCAAATTTCATGCCGAATATATTTTATTTATTTTCAAACTATTCTTATTTTATATATGATTTTTGTTGCAATCTAAATTATAACTAGTATTATAGATATTAAGATGTTTAGCACCCTGCGCAAAAAAGGAGATTATTATGAATGCTAAATTTAAAACATTAGGCACGTGCGGTATGCTTTATATTTATGAAAATAACAAATTAATTAATGCAATACCGTGTGACAATTACAAGCAATCAAAGCAGATAGCTACACAATACGGTGTTAATGAGGTGGGAAAATGAAAAGTCAAAAATTAATTATTAAAGCAATTGATTTATATTTTGTTGAAAAAGAAAATTATTTTATCAGGAGTTTTGAAACAGGTCAATTTATTACATTAAATCAAAAAAATAAAAATACTGTATTTTTTACGATTTATGACAAAGAATCACAAGCGATTTATGACAAAGAAATTAAGATTGAAGAAATCGAAAACAGAATCTACACATACACATTTATTGTCAATTGTCATTATAAATGCCTAACTGATTATAATATGATGATTGAAGCAAGTAAAACAAATATCAACAGTGAAGTTTTTTCGGAAATGTCAACAAGTGTCATAAAAGCATTATAAACAACTAACTAAAAGGGAGGTAATACAAATGAGGAAAAACATTATTATTGACAGCATAGTAAATGCACTAAAAGAAAAAGGCATTTTTGTTAAGCAACAAACAATTGATTACCTTTACAAAAAAGATTCTGATTTCTTAAAGGGTGTTAGCAGAGCAATACAAACAAATGAAGGTATGCAACTAATCAAAGCTTTGGGAGGTAATTAAAATGAAAACCTATAGAGTGTTTTTTAATAATTCCTGTAACACTCAAGAAAAAAGAGGTTCTTTTATTGCCGAGGTAAATGCAATTGATGAAAAGAATGCAGCAAAACAACTTAATTTGAATAAATTTTATTTACGCTTTGAGGAGGTAACACAATGACAAAACAACAATTAATAACAACATTAGCAAATCACGGCATTACTCGGGTAATTATCATCATTAACGATTGTATAGGTTATGGGAGAAACGGCCAACAACTATTGTATACCGGAGAGCAATACAATTTCCGCGGTATTAATGAGTTTGGTGATATTGAAATTTTTGTTGATAATCACTTTGGTGGTCAAAATATTGTGGCAATAAATCAAAATGATTGCTACTATCAATAAACATCGAGCGGCAAACGCTCAAATCTCAAACAGGACCTAGGGGCCGGAATATTGACGGGGAGTTTAAAGGGGAAATCAAAATGCATAAAATACATACATCGTATAGGGTTTTTAAAGGGCGGTATTATCCAACAATAGTTATACAATCAAATAATGTTGATTGTAGTAATTGCGGGGTAATTATTGATTTGCATAAAAGTGGATTTAAATCTGAAGAAAAAGCACGATTACATGCAAAAGGAGAGTCAATTTTTTTAAAATGTGAATATATACAACCTTAAATGTTTTGTATGCCGTAAAGAGTACTTAAATAAAAAAGGGGGCATAACCATGCAAAAAATATATAAGAAAGATTATTTTGAATTAGCGGTATTTCTCATGGATTACCATTCTGGGCAATCGTCAAGAGGTTATCGGTTATTATGCAAGCTAAAACCTAATAATTTTTCATCGTCGTTGTGTGACGAATGTAGGGATTCAGAAATATATGCTTTTTTGGAATGTTACTATTCAAACAAAGTGTAAATTTAAAGGAAGGAGGAACAAACCAGATGAATAAAAAACAGGTTGAAACTGGACGCAGTAAAGAGACGATCCGGCTGGCAAGCAACGTAAGGAAGTCACTCTAAAAGGAAGGGGGAGCAATGAACAAAATCCAAGAAATGGTTTATCAGCATTTTGTATTAAACGGCATGACAGAAGTAAATGCAAAACTTGAACTTGGGGAAATGACAGAATTAGAAATTGAGAAACTACACACTAAAATCAAAAAGGAGAATGAAACCATGGAAAAGACAACCACAGCAAAAGGTAAAAAAACAAATCCCGCTATTCCTTCAAAAACAGTAAAACCCGTTAAAGCAGAAACCGTGAAACCGGCAACAAAGAAAACAGACGTAAAGAAAACCCCTGTAAAGCCTGCCAAAGCTGTTACGGATAAAAGGGCAGGTAACGACAGAAGACAAGAAATAAAACCCATTACAGGTAAAACCAGCAAGCCTGATGCAGTAAAACCAGTGGCAAGCAAACCTGTAAAGCAAGAAAAAGTTATAAGCAAAGAAAAGCAAGCGGCAAAAGACAAGCTGGCAGCAAAAGTGAAACCTGTCAAAAAAGATAAATACTCCAGAAGTCATGCATTAGTAGATGCATTGAAAAAGGGTGGTACTCAAAAGGAAATCATAGAGCGTGCCCAAGATTTATTTATGAAACATGAAAATAAAACAAGTGGGGACGCTGGAAAATCATTTGTTAATACTGTCACAAGTTCCAGCATCCCACTACTTCTATTGACAGGATTTATCACTAAAGATGATAAAGGAAAGTACCACATTGTTAAATAAATGTTTGTTGCTTGTTAGAATGCCTGGTATTTATGAGGTTTCAGGCATTCGATAGAAACAACAAACCCCAAATAAAAGGAGATGGTTATGGCATATCGTATAACTAAAGAAATGCTAAACAAAAAACTAGCTTTAATTTGCACTCTGTTGAACAAACCGTTTGGGCAGTTTAGAGATGTAGGAAATGCAAAAGGCTGGGAATGGAATATTGGTGGATATTTTCTTGATAATTGTAGTGGATATATTGTTAGAGAAATAAATAACAGATTAACAGCAAAAGAAATGTATTATATGTTAGAAGGTATTTGGGATGCTCTATATATTAAATCTAAGGAGGTTTAAAACATGTTTATGTCAATAGGTGGTTTAATTTGTATCATTGTATGTATCTGGTTTATCCGTCAAGGCTATTAAATCAAAAAGTAATAGCAGTATATAGCCGATTGCTAAAACAACGGCTTAAAACTTAAATTTGGAGGTGTGTCTTGAAAATTTCAGATTGTAAAACAATTTTAACAGCCTGTATAAACGCTAGTCGTCGTGTATTGCTTGTTGGCCCCCCAGGTATTGGCAAAACAGCAATTGTGAAGGAAGTACAAAAAGAACTGAATGCTGATTTGACCGTGATTTACGGTTCTATCAGTGATCCAACAGATTTCAAAGGTTTGCCATGTATCATTGACGGTAAACCGGAAATAAAACCTTTTGGGGAGTTAGAACGTATTTTTAATGCTGATAAACTGCATATTGTTTTTGCTGATGATATTGGACAAGGTGCTCCGGCAGTGCAAGCGGCTCAAATGTCATTCCTAGATAGGGTAAAGGACAATAAAAATGTAGTTGTAATAGGTGCGACAAATCGGCGTGAAGACCGGGCCGGGGTATCTGGATTGCTTGAACCTATCAAGTCAAGATTCGACAGTATTATACATGTCGCCTTTGATATGGAGGACTGGATTGATACATGGGCGCTTGATAATTTACCTGTCGAATTGGTAGCATTCAATAAGTTCCGGCCGGGTTTGATGTATTCCGGCAACCCCACAGCCGATCTAGTAAATAATCCTTGTCCCAGAACTGTTGAAAGTCTGGGAGCTTTAATGGGTATGAATATCCCAGCACATCTACAACTTGAAACTTATAAAGGGGCTGTTGGTGAAGGTTATGCGGCGGAGTTTATAGGTTTCATGCAGATATACACAAAACTTCCCAGCATCGATGCAATACTGTTGAATCCAGATTCTATTGAAATGCCAACACAACCGGCAGTTATATATGCATTATCTTTGGGACTTGCACGCAAGGCAAGTCAAAACACAATAGAGCGTATACTAAAATTCACTGATAGAATGCCTCCAGAATTCCAAGTTTTGATGATACGGGATTCGGTCAAGCAAAATCAAACAATCTGCAATACTAAAGCATTTATTGCCTGGAGTGCAAAACATCAAGATACATTGATTTAAACTGATTTAAACTATCTCAAATAAAAGGAGAACAAAGTCATGAAATACAAATTAATTATGTGTAAAACTTTATTCACAAATATGGAAGAAATAAAAAAATATCATAAACTTGGTTTTATCTTTGATGAAGATGAAGATGGAGAAATTTTTGTAAATGATGATTTATTGCCTGAAATTGAAATAAATACACTTGAACAATTGCAAAATTTTATATCAGAATATGGTCAAATTGTTATACATACTGATACAATAGAAATATATAACGATTACAGGGAATGAAATAAAACTATAAAGGGGAGGATATAAAATCATGGTTAAATCAAATATGAAACAAGCAACTGGACATAATGAACTAGCAGAAAAAGCAATGCTAGTGTCATTGAATATTGGCCAATGGATAGGTAGAAAACAAGATAAAGAAGTATCAAATCAGGCCCAAACCGATTTTGAAGCACTCCCAGGAAGTGGGACATATTACAAATCAATTGTTGCTAAAGAGGCATTAAAAGCTATATCTAGTGCAATTGCACAAGCAAGAATTTTTCATTATTCCCAAACCCTTCCGTGGACGGATGATGGATATAGAATACTAACAAGTATGAATTATCTGGACTATACGGAAGGAATGAGGAAGTTTAAAAGCATAGTACAAAACAATGTAGACGACTTTTTGAAGGAATATGAAAACCACAAAATCAAGGCGCAAAAAGAGCTAGGTAAAATGTACAAGGAAAATGATTATCCCGTTTTGTCGTCACTCCGGCACAAGTTTTATTTTGACACAAATGTTATCCCGCTTCCTATCTCACAAGATTTCCGTATGGCACTCCAAAAGGAAGAATTGGAAAACTTGCAAGCGCAAAATAACACAAGGATACAAGAGGCGATAAATAATGCTATGCAGGACGTTTGGCAGCGCCTCTATGATAAAATAAATGCTGTTGTAGAAAAGTTAAAAGAGCCTGATGCTATTTTTCGTAACAGTTTGATAGGTAATGTAATGGAATTAGTCGAAATGCTGCCAAAACTGAATTTAACGGATGATATAAAATTGGAAGAAATGCGAAAGGAGATTGAGGTTAAAATCTGTGATTTAAATCCCCAAGATTTACGGGATAATAAAAAAGAAAGGAAAGAGGCGGCAAAACAAGCGCAAAAGATTTTAGACCAAATGTCTGGTTTCATGGGGTAGAAGTCACTTAATAAACCTTTTAATGTATTAAAGGAGGATTTAAAATGGAAACTGCGATTACTTTTCTGGAACTGAAAAAGCTTGTCAAACAACATGGGAATAAAGCGACACTCAACAAAGTACAATCTGCAATTGACAATGATAAAATTGGTATGATTTATATTTATGCAAGAGGTGGAACAAAGTTTATTGTCAAGCGATATGCCACAGGTCGCTTTATTAAAAAAGTCTGGAATTGATATTTGTTAGTTTGCTATAGTCTGATTATAGGTTATAGCAAATTATAGAAGTATCAAACCAATAAAAAGGAGGTATAAAGCCATGATTATTAAAATAGAAAATTACAATACAAAAAGCGCGTCAGAATATTGGTATCCTGAATGGATTGAAGCTAATTTTTTACTTATTGAAATTACAAGAAAACCAACATTTAAAGAATCATATCTTTATAATTCAATGGAGGGATAAAATGAATGAAATATTAAAGAAAATTGTCAAAGCACGTTCAGCATTAATTTTAGAGGAATCATTTTTTGCAACACTTGCATTAAAACTGCAAATCGAAGAAAATAATGAACTATGCAAAACAATTGCGACGAATGGAATAAAGCTGATTTACAATGCTGATTTCATCGAAAAATGCACATTAGACGAAACAAAAGCATTGAATGCTCATGAGGTTTTACACTGTGTGTTTGGGCATCATGTAAATAGAGGCAACAGAGATGCAAAAATTTATAATCAAGCTGCTGATTATGTGATTAATCCTATTTTGCTTGATGTTGGTTTTGTTTTGCCGGGAGAGTATTTGTATAATAAAGATTTTCTGGGGAAAACAACAGACGAAGTATATAACATTTTGTATCAGAAACAACAGCAACAAGATAATAAGCCGCTTCCTGGAGAGGTTCTAGACTATACAGGAAATGACGAAACAACAGAAGAAGCAAGTCAATCTGAAAAGGAACTGCAACAGCAGGAATGGCAAATAGCAGCAACACAAGCAGCAAATCAAGCTAAAGCTTGCGGGAAATTGCCTGCTAGTCTTGCAAGATTAATATCAGATTTGAATGAATCAAAAGTAAATTGGAGAGAGGCTTTACACCGTTTTGTGGAACAAGTAGCAAGAAATGACTATACGTGGAAACGCCCTAACACAAGATATATGGGGACTGGTTTTATCCTTCCTTCATTGTATAATCATGAAATGCCACCACTTGATATTTATGTTGATACGTCTGGGAGTGTTAACCAAGAAGATTTAAAACAGTTTGCAAGTGAAATTGACGACATTTTGACGCAGTACAACACAACAGCAAGGGTGATTTACTGTGATACAAGGGTGACTAATGTTGAAGAGTTTACAAGCGAAAATAGACCGGTTAAATTGAATGCAAAAGGAGGTGGTGGTACTGACTTTGCCCCAGCAATAGCATGGAGCATGAAGCAAGAAGATTTACCATGTTGTGGTGTATATCTCACGGATTTGGAATGTGACAGTTTTGGGGATGAACCTGATTTTCCAGTTCTTTGGGTAGCTACTGAAAACACAAGAAGAACTGTCCCTTGGGGCGAATTAGTAAAAATGCATAGCTTTACATGATTAAACAGGGAAACTTCAGGAGGTAAGCAAAATGAAATACATATTAATATTAATCATCCTAGCAATATTGCATTATCTATTTAAAAGGAGATAAACAAAATGAAAAATCCTATAATGTAAACCGTGGGATATTCCAAGGGGTTTTCATAATTAACAATAATTGGAGCATAAAGCTATGTTAATACCATTACATATATTAAATAATGTGTCTATGTCTAGATCTTGGTCTAGGTCTAGGTGTGGGTCTAGGTCTATGTCTAGGTCTAGGTCTAGGTCTGGGTTTAGGTCTAGGTTTAGCTTTGGGTCTATGTCTATGTCTAGGTCTGGGTCTGGGTCTAGGTTTATATCTAGGTCTAGGTCTAGGTCTAGGTCTAGGTCTGGGTCTGGGTCTGGGTCTAGGCCTATATCTAGGTCTAGGTCTAGGTCTATATAGGGAGGTATAAAGCTATGATAGATTTGGAAATAAAAGGAGCACAATAAAATGGACTATACGGCAGGAGAAATTTATCAAGAAAGATGTAACATAGCATGGGGGGGGGGCTTTGAATATAGGGATTATTCAAGCTAATTTTATGGATAGTATTTTAATTGAATACTATCTTTGGGAAATAGAAGATTCTGAATATAGTAAATATCATTAGGGGATAATAGGAGATATGCATTTAGGCCCATATTCAGAATTATACGACATAAAATTCAATAATAATACAATTTGTGCTGGGGTATTTTACTACGGTTTTGAAATAATTAAATAGCTTTTTACAATAAAATAAAGTATAAACATAAAATCAAATCATAAAACAAAAGGAGACTGAAACAATGACAAAATCAAATGTGAATGTGCGTGGGGAAGTTTATAAAGCTTTGATGAAAAACAACAATGAAGATTTTATAGTAGATGAATGTGTTTATATTCGCACTATAACATTTCATTTGACAGGTCGTATTTTTAAAGTGACGGATAAATTTATATTTTTAGAGGAAGCAGCATGGATTGCTGATAGTGGGAGATTTACACAAGCTATAAATGATGGAGTATTGGACGAAGTTGAGCCTGTTAATGTTCCTGTACGTGTTAGTATAAATAGTATAGTCGATGTGTATTCATGGACACATGCTTTACCAAAGGAACAAAAATAAAATGCTAATACCATTACATATATTAAATAATGTGTCTAGGTCTAGGTCTAGGTCTAGGTCTAGCTCTAGGTCTAGGTCTGGGTCTGGCTCTATGTCTATGTCTATGTCTAGGTCTGGGTCTGGGTCTAGGTTTATATCTAGGTCTAGGTCTAGGTCTAGGTCTAGGTCTGGGTCTGGGTCTGGGTCTAGGCCTATATCTAGGTCTAGGTCTATGTCTAGGTAAGGAGGTATAAAGCTATGATAGATTTAAAGCAAGTCAAAGCATTACTAAACAAGAAAAACCCCGCTATAACTAAAACCAGCAAGCCTAAAGACAGTTATAATAAAGCAGGAGAGATAATTAAATATAAAGCTTTAAATAGACCTAAAGATTTTCATATCCTCAAAATTGCTAAACCTCTTTTTGACTATCAATTAGACGGTGTTTATTTTATTGATAGACAAAAAGGAAGAGCAATTCTTGGGGATGATATGGGTCTGGGCAAAACTGCCCAATCATTGGGTTATTTACAATTACATCCTAATGACAGATTAGTTTTAGTTGTTTGTCCTGCAACATTAAAATTAAACTGGGCTAAGGAAACATTTATGTGGTTAGAACGTAGGGAAGAAAACAGAGTCTATGTTGTATCAGGCAAAATAAAGAAAAGTATACAAGAGGTTTATTTATCCGGTTCAGGTGATTTAAAATTTCAAGAAATAAAGAATATCCCCAAAACAGGTATCATAATAATAAACTATGATATTTTATTTGATTGGCACCTTGTATTAAAAGCAGCAGGAATAAAAATATTGATACTTGATGAAGTTCAAGCCATAAAGAGTATTAAAGCAACTAGAACAAAAGCAACAATAAAACTTTCCAAAAATATCCCCAAAGTAATTGCAGTAACAGGAACCTTAATAGAGAATAGACCTATTGATGCTTATAACGCAATAAATATTGTGGAACCTAATTTATTCCCAAGTAGATGGGAATTTGCAAAAAGGTATTGTGATTTAAAGGCAAACGGTTTTGGAATGACTAAGAATGGGGCAACAAATATACCAGAACTTTTCCAAAAATTATCTGCTATTATGATAAGACGTTTAAAAGGTGATGTACTAAAAGATTTACCTAGATTGATAAGAACGGCAATACCGCTTGAAATTGACAACATGAATGTGTATAAAGCAATTAAAGCTGATAGGACATTAGATCATCTATCACGTTCTGAAAAACTATCCCAGACAGCAGCTTTAGGTAAACTTGAAGCAGCATTGAATTGGATAGAAGATTATCTTGAAAGTGGTTTAAAGCTTGTTGTATTTGCAAATCATAGAAAAATAGTTGATTTAGTATATGAAGAATTTAAAGATAATACTGTAAGAATTTATGGAGGTATGTCTTTAAATGAAAGAAATAAAGCTGTAGAGGAATTTCAGAATAATCCCAAAATAAAGTTATTGTCTGGAAATATAATAGCAGCAGGCACGGGTTTAACGTTAACAGCAGCAAGCGCAACAGCTACAATTGAAATACTTTCACATAGTCCTGCTAAACATCTCCAAGCTGAAGACAGAGTTAATCGGATTGGTCAATTAGCAGATTGTATTTTTGCTTATTATTTTGTGGGAATTAATACTTGTGATGAAGATAATTTAAAAGAGTTAGAAGCTAAATCAAAAATTATAGATCAAGCGTTGGATGGAGTAGAAGAAAATGAAACTTCAATATTTAATGATTTGATTGGAGTATAAAATGCTAGCACCAATACATGTATTAAATGATATGTCTAGGTCTGGGTCTAGGTCTGGGTCTAGGTCTAGGTCTAGGTCTAGGTCTAGGTCTGGCTCTAGGTCTATGTCTATGTCTAGGTCTGGGTCTAGGTCTGGGTCTAGGTCTGGCTTTAGGTCTATGTTTATGTCTAGGTCTAGGTCTAGGTCTGGGTTTAGGTCTAGGTTTACCTTTGGGTCTATGTCTATGTCTAGGTCTGGGTCTGGGTCTAGGCCTATGTCTATGTCTAGGTCTAGGTCTAGGTCTAGGTCTGGGTCTATATAAGGAGATATAAAGCTACGATAGATTTGGAAATAAAAGGAGCACAATAAAATGACCATCAAATAGATGCTTTGAAATATGCATTACATGGAAAAACTACAAATCAAATAATAATTGACGATGCTGAAGTACAGCATTCAAAAGAATTTCAAGATATGATAAAAATAAAAACTGAAGCATTTTATCAACCGATATTAAAAGGAGGAAAAACATGGCAAGAACCACAGGCATAAAAAAACAAATTGTCCCAGCCTATCATGAAATTGATTACAGGGGTTATAAAATCAGAAAGTATGATAACAGTAAATATTTTACTGTTGAACCTGACGGAAACGAAATTGAAGTACAGGACAAAGAAGAAGCAATAATAGGTATAGATAAAGCCCTAGATACCCCCAAAAAGAGTAGAAGAACTACGGGCAAGCAAAGACCTACAGAAACAGAACATCATGAACCAGAAGGCCCAAACGCAGGTTGGATGAAACACCCTCCTATTAGCTGTAAATACAAAAGAATAGACGAAAAAAAGAATTATTGGGTAGATGTATTGCTTTGTGTTGAATGCGCAGATAAGTTTTGTACAACATATATTAAATTGATAGACCCGATCAGAAGAAAAGAAGTAATGCAAGCCCAAAATTATCACATGCTTTCTGATAAATGCCCTCATTGTGAAAGTTTTGTTATTAAAGATGAAAACGTGTATAGAGAAACTTGGGAATATTCTTGTGGGAGTACAGGGAATAGAAAAAACGGAACTTATGATTTAAGTTGTAAAATACCTAAAACGAAATCAAGGAGGACAACATGAAAGAAAAGGTTATAAATGAATAAACCTAGATATGTTATACTACCTTGCCTTGCAGCAAAGAAAAAGGATAAGAAACTATCAAATGAAAGGTTATCTGAAATATCTGGTGTTTGTGTAAGATCAATAAACAACGGTTGTAATTTACGCCCAATAAACATTGTTCATGCTAAACTACTTTATCAAGCAATCAATGAACATAAAATCGGCCCAGAATTTCACAAAAGGTGATTGGAGCATAAAGCTATGTTAATACCAATACATATATTAAATAAAGTGTCTATGTCTATGTCTATGTCTGGGTCTATGTCTAGGTCTAGGTCTATGTCTATGTCTGGGTCTAGGTCTATGTCTATGTCTTGGTCTATGTCTTGGTCTAGGTCTAGGTCTTGGTAAGGAGATATAAAGCTATGAAAGATTTAAAATTAAAATCACCTTTAACACCATTAAATAATAAAAAGGAGAGGATTATGAACAAAATTAAAAAAGTTGTTTGTAATTTAGCCGATAAACACAATTGTAAAGGTAAATGCATTCATGCCGAAGAACATGAACCAACTACCTCCGATACATTAAAGCTGTGCGTCATTCCTGTGATTTGTGTAGTAAAGCAAGAAATCTGCGTTTGTAAATAAAAGACAAAAAGAGGGGGATAAATGAAAGAGTCAGTAAAAGTCAGAATAGTGGAATTTAAAAATGAATTTTATGTAGATTATTGTAAAATAGGTAAAAAATTATGGAAAAATCATTCTGTAAATAAAACAAAAACAAAAGCTAAAAATTCAATAAATGACCTCAAAGGTCTTTATTCAATAATCAATCATACCTATGAAAGTATTTAATATCATAAAATTTTACACTGATTTCAATATCCAGTATTTTACTAAAGGTGAAAAAGTAACACAAGGCTGGATAAATATATCTTGTTGTTTCTGCAATAGTCATTCCCCAAACTTAGGATTTCATTTAGCAACAGGGGCTTTATCATGCTGGAGATGTGGAACACATAGTCATATAGACCTCATACAAGAATTGTTGAATGTAACTGTTTCAGAAGCGTTTGATATACATGAGCTATACAGTGAACAGGGTAACAGGATAAAAACCCCGCTACAGTCAAACCACGAGCCTGTAAAGACTATTTCAGAATGTAGGTTGCCTGAAGGTTCTAAACCTTTGACTAAAAGATTTAAAGATTATCTCATAGGACGTAATTTTGATCCTGAAGAATTGGAGGAACTTTGGGGATTAAAATGTGTAGAAGCTGTTGGAGATTATAAGTGGCGTGTAATAGCCCCAATTTATTATGAAGGTAAAATTGTCTCATATCAAGGGAGGGATATAACAGGTAAAGCAGAAAAGCCTTGGAAAGCATGTAAACTAATAAATGAAGCAGTACATCACCAAAATATCCTAGACGGTTTAGATCATACAAGAGGTGATAAATGTTTAGTTGTGGAAGGCCGAGCAGATTTGTGGAGGTTAGGATATGGAGCGGTATGTTTATTTGGAATAGCTTTTACGATGTATCAAGTAAATTTATTAGCTTCAAGATATAAACAAGTCTTTATTATGTTTGATGCTGAAGAAACTTTAGAGAAAAGAAAGATTACCCAAAAGCAAGCATTAAAATTAGCGGCACTATTAACAGCAAGGGGGATAAAAGTAGAAATCTTGGAATTAGAAGGATATAAAGACCCCGGTGATATGCCAGATCGTGAAGCACATTATTTGATGAAAGACATTGGACTAAAATAAAAAGGAGTATTAATGCTAAATACTATTCTATTATCTTCATTCTTGATGATTTCTCCAGTACAGATGGAAAGACCTTGTTTAGTTTTGGCGCAAGGATACGTGGAAAGTAGATTGAATTGCATTACATGTCATAACGATATAAATTATAAACATCAAAAATTAACAAATTATTTTAAAAAAGCTAATGTGAAATCAGCAGAACAATTAGCAACAGCTTGTCTTGAAACACATTCTCCACGTCTTATGGCGGCTATAGCAATAAAAGAAGGAGCAACTATAACTAGTCGAAAAGGGGGTTATAAAAAACAATATCAAGGAGCTTGGCAAGTAAATCCAAAAATACACGGTTATGTTAGTCATGACGCAACTATGCAAGCATTACAAGCAGAGTGTATTTTGGAAGATTTAGTTAAAGAAAATAAAGGTAATATAAAGAAAGCTTTAAATCAATATGGAGGTGATATTACAAAACGTAAATACGCTGATAATATAATTAAAGAATTGCAAAATATACCAAAATTATAGGAGTGTGTATGCAAATTCAATCTTTAATTGGATATAAATTTAATAAACTATTAGTAACATCAGATAAAGCAATACGAATATATAATGAATATAATATTATCAGAGAATAAAGGATGCATCAAAACTGCTATACGAAAATATAATGGGAAAGGAAAAGCAGCAAGAAAGTATTATTGTTTGGTGAGACAGAAAGCAATAGAAATAGCCTTGATCTAAATTCATATCATAAGAAAGGAAGGTGATGACAATGGCTGTTATAGGTTGGATTATACTATTGGGTATTGTAACAATAGCCACAGGGGGTATAGGTTTACTTGTTGTATTAGGTGCTTTAATAGTTGTTGGTTTAGCTAGAATTGCAGTTAAATAAACTTAGCTTGACATTAATAAAAGCTTTGTATATGTTATGCAACACTTACATAAAACGGTATGGACAAGATGCCGTGTAACGATATGATTTGTTGCTTAACTGCGACAGTCAGAACGAGAACCCCTTAATTGCAGCTTGTCCCTGTAGTTAGGGGGTTTTTCGTTGAACCCCAAAAAAGGAGAAAGAAATGATGAACTACCACCGGCAAATGAAGCATCCGTTATGGCAGAAGAAAAGGTTAGAAGTTTTAGAGTTGCACAATTACACCTGTCAAGAATGTGGTGACAAAGAAACAGAGTTGCATGTACATCATCCGTTTTACAAACGTGGAGCAATGATTTGGGATTATACAAAAGAAGAGTTAATGTGTTTGTGTAATAAATGTCATGCAGATACACATGAATTAGATGAATCACTCAATAAATATATGAAATCATGTTCTTTGAATGCAAAATTTATGTTGAAAGGCTTTTTTAACGGTTTGCATGTAATTGAAGAACAAAAAAATACTAAAGACATTGTATGTTTAGGTTTACCTATAAATAACAATGAAAATTATGTAACTCATTTTAAAAAAGGTTTAGTTCACGCTTTTAATAAAATTGAAACTGTTGAAGAATTAATGAGTATTTACGAAAACACAACACTTATTAAAGATGCAGATTGGGCGTCTGTAGCAGAACTAGAAAAATATAAAATATCCACTAAATTGAAACAAGTTATAAGAAATAAACAATGAAATTATTCAATCCATATAACAAGTTTTTTGGATGCCAGTTACCGAATTGTTTATTGACGTATAAAGGTTTAAAACTTGTAGAAAAAGTAGTCTGGGCAAGACTAGCTCAGTTTATGGGTAAGAATAGATCGTGTTACCCTAAACAAAAAACAATAGCTATTGAATTAGCGTTGACGGAAAAGACTGTAAGGGACGCTTTACATGGATTAGAACAAAAAGGCTTTCTAAAGGTTGTTATTCCTACACCTGAAGAAAAAGCACAACATAGAACAAACGAATACTTTTTTGTGAAGCATTATATTTTTGATGAAGATGATGAAGTATCAGAACACGAAGAATCCGACCGGAAGAAATTACCGGTAGAAAGTACAAAATCCGACCGGTATTTTTTACCGAATCCGACCGGTAAAAAAGGTCAAATCCGACCGGTAGAAATTACCGCTCCTATAGAAGAGATTCAAAAGAAAAGAATCATTGAAGAGAATCAGCAGGGAGTTGTGAAGAAAAAGAAGTCCTCTAAAATTGATACATTTAAAATTGACGAATTATATTTAGGACAATTCCCAAAAACTTATATAGAAAATGAAGAATTTAATACATTGTGGATAAGTTATGTAACAATGCGTAAAAAGAAGAAAGCAATCATTACAGAACGTGCTGTAGAATTAATTGTTGCCGACATGAGGAAATATTACAAGCGAGATATTCAAGGTATTATAGAGGTGATAGAAGATTCGATTAAAAATGGTTGGACTGGTTTATTTTTTAAAGAATCGTTTGAAAAGAAACAAAGAAAACAATATCCTCAACAAAAAGGGTTTAATCCGAATTATTATAGTAAAAAAGATAAATCTGAAGAACCAACTAACTTATCTAAAGTTGACATGTGTATAACAAATACGAAAGGATTGCCTAAATGAAATCTCCGCAATGCTCTTATGATGGCTGTAAAGAAGACGGTCACATACATATAACTTCACCTATTGGGATGGAAGGTGATTGGTGTAAACCCCATTACACTTTAGTAAGACGTAAATTGAATTACATTAAATTTCAAGATAAGATAAACTTCCCACCAATTTATAAAAAAGCAACACTTGATGATTTTGATACAGAGATTTTATCTGATGTAGATAAATCTAAAAGCCTCTACATCTTTGGAGAAAGTGGTTGTGGGAAAACTCATTTAGCATCAGCTTTAATACATAATGACTATGTGAACAAAAACGAATATGAAATTGAATTTATAACTATGTCCAAACTTCTTCAAAGAATAAAAAGAACTTATAACAATGATGAAGGTGAAACAGAAGATGAAATAATAGAAAGATTCAGCAAAGTAAAGCATCTATACATTGATGATATTGGGGTTGAAAAGCCAACAGATTGGGTTATAAACATAATTTATTTAATTCTTGATGAAAGATATACACATGAATTAAGGACTGTGTTTACTTCCAATTTAGATTTGAACCAAATTAAAGATAGATTAGGTCAACGGATTGCTTCAAGAGTTAAAGGTTTGGGATTAGTAATAGAAATGGGAGGAGGGGATAGACGATGAAAACAATGTATGTGGTATCAGTATATTGCGGAAAACCTGGAGCAAAAATAGCAACTGTAGAAGTAGAAAGAGAAACAGATTCTTTTATTTGGGTAAAAGGTGATAAACACAGACGCAAAATAAGATCAAATTGGGGTAACTATTTTAATTCTTGGAAAGAAGCGCATGAATTTATACTTGTTAAAGTACTAACTAAACTAGAACAAGCACAAAAAGAATTGAAACAAGCAGAAAACATATACAATGAAATAATGAGGATGAAACAATGATAACAAGGAACGGAGCAACATTCAGTGATGTAATTTTTGGGGATAGGAAAGAAAAACTAAAAGAACCTTCTGATGATATGCAAATAATTTTGGGAGCAATGCAACAGAACTTTAAATTATTTCAAGATCGCACCACATTCGCTTGGTATCTGTATAGCAAGTTAGAGCTACCCTTCACCTGTGTTAAGGTATCGGTGTACAAACCAACAGCACAAGCGTTGCTTGGAAGAGGTATCATTAAGCGTGTCAATAGAGGGGAAGACAGGCAAACTGATTTTCAATACATATTGAAGGAGGGTTGAGTTATGTGATATTTTATTTGTTTTGTATTAGGGATATTCTTTGGAGTAGTTACAATTTCTATATTAGCCGCAAATAAAATTACTGAAGCAGATATAGAAATTGGCAGATTATTGAAAATGTTATATGGGGATGAAATAAAATGAAAAATGAATTTAAAGTTGTCTTTCCCGACATTCCAAAAGTATTTATGATTAAGGGATTAACTAAAGAAATGAATGAAACATACAATGCTATGCTGGAATTTTATGAAATAAATGCAAAACATAGCAAAGCTAAATATGATGCTTTTATAAGTGCAGGTTTTAAGCCTGAAGAAGCTTTATTTTTAAGTAAATAGGAATTTTATGATATGTGATAGATGTAATTCATTATGTTTCATGGAGGAAGAAAGAACATTAAGGGGCGTAATATTTTCCCCGGCTTGTTATTCTTGTGGTTGGCGTGGGCCTGTTATGATCGACAATAGAATTAAAAAAGGAGAATTTGTTATGGCGAAAAAAGGAACATGCATTAATCCCTCATGTAAAAAAGAAAACACACAACTTGTTGCAAAAGGGCTTTGTTATACTTGTTATATGAAGCAGAAAGGCCCAAGTAAGCCTAAAAATTGTAAAAGTCATAGTGCTGTAAAGCATATTGAAATACAACCTAAACAAAAAACTACTGTATTTTTAAGTGATGGAGATAAATCAAGCATAATTGAAGTTCCAAGAATAGTAACAACAGCAGAAATAAAAGAACAACTGGAAAACAAAGTAGAAAGTAAATCTTCTATAAATCAAATATTACTTACTTTTGAACTTAGAGATTCTTCATTGTTGGAAATACTCAAAAAGAATGCTGAAACAAATAGAAGGACTGTTGAAAATGAAATTATGTTTATTTTAGATCAAAACAATATCGCTTTGATAAAAACTGAAGTGTAATATAATTCTTGGAGGTACTTTGTGCCTGTAAAACGAGTCAGGGTTGACCATTCGCTAGAAAAGCAAATTTTGTGTGGGATGATAGTATCAGACCAATTCCTAAGAGATATAACTCCAATTTATAATCACGACTATTTAGAAATATCCTATGCTTCAATTATAGCTACTTGGTGTTTACGTTTTTATGAACGCTATGAAAAAGCTCCAGGAAAAGCGATACAACAAATATTTAATCATTGGACTAGAACAAATCCAAATCCTGAACAACAAATATTTATAGAAGAGTTTTTGGCAACATTGTCAGATGAATTTGAACATAGTTCGTTTAATGCCGATTACCTCTTAGATAAAGCTGTGTCTCATTTCAAAGCACGTAGTCTGAAAAACCTAGCTGAAGACATAGAGCATAGTCTATCACAGAATGACGTGGAAGAGGCTGAGAACGCTTTAAATGAATTTAGGCATGTAGAGATAACCCTATCAAACGGAATAGACCCTTTAGACGATGAAAGCGTGATTAAAGCAGCTTTTGAGGAAAAACAAGAACCTTTGTTTAAAGTCCCAGGAAAACTTGGTGAATTGATGAACGATCAACTTGTTAGGGATTCATTCATATTTTTTCTTGCTCCAGAAAAACGTGGGAAAACTTGGCTGATGCAATTCTTTGCAGATCAAGCTAGAAGAGCAAGATGTAATGTTGCAGTATTTCAACTTGGAGATATGTCAGAAAAACAATATGTAAGAAGACAACACATATCATTAGCAGGAAAGTCAGATTTAAAGAAGTACTGTGGGGATATTCTAGTACCTGTTTTAGATTGTGAATTAAATCAAAAAGATATTTGCAATAGGAAAGAAAGAAAAGGCGAAGGTGGGGTATATGAGGACGGGGTAAAAGGTTCTTTTGATGATTATGATGAACATATACCTTGTATTGAATGTTCAAGAATGAAAATAAGGCAAAATCCCTTTAAAGGTGCTGTTTGGTATTATCTAAGAAAGAAAGTAGAACCGTTATGTTGGAAAGAAGCATATGATAACGGTGTTGAATATAAAAAGCTGATTAGGTCTAAAGGATTTAAACTTGTAACTCATTCTAGTGATAGTTGTTCTATATCAATGATAGATTCACAATTAAAGAAATGGGAAGAACAGGAAGATTTTATAGTCGATGTATTAATCTTAGACTATATGGATATAGCAGCAAGTGAAGGAGGGAATGAAGATAGCAGAAATCAAATTAATAAGAAGTGGAAACGTGCAAGGAGATTATCACAAGACAGGCATTTATGTTTGATCTCATGTAGCCAAGCTGATGCTGCAAGTTATTATATTGCAAATCTTACTAAAAGCAATTTCAGTGAAGATAAACGTATTTTTGCCCATGTTACTGCTGCATATGCATTGAATCAGACAGAAGAGGAAAAAGATCAAGGATTGTGTCGTGTAGCTCCTTTAGTAACAAGGGAAGATGCATACAGAGAATCATATAACGTAACTATTGGGCAAAGTTTAGCTTGTGGAAAGCCGTACTTATTCAGCTATTAATTGGAGGATATATGGAATTAAAAAGATTAGTGTTGATTTTGAAAGAAGCAAATTTGCATTATAAATTATTAGATGATTTTCAAATGTGTTTAATATTCGATAGAACCCAAGGATATAAACAACATGGCGCAAAAGTTAATATAACAAGCAAACAAGAAAAAGCTCTTGAAGAAATAGCTGAAAAATTATTTATATAACTAAAAATAATACTTGACACTGTTTACAGATATGTTAAGTTTAGGCCCAAGCACAATTTAAATCCCCTATGAGGGAAAATCAAAGCAACGGAGGAAGTACAGATGGCAAAGAAAGTGAAAGTAGAAGTGGAACGTGAAGAACTGGAATCTTTGGTAGAAGAAGCAAATACGGTTCTGGGGCTTGACCCTGAAATGGTAATCAAACGTAAAATGTCGGATGAAGACTTAATCGAATTGATTAAAGAGAATTTGGATGAAGTACGGGAAAGCGACTTTACAGAAGATGCAGAAAATGGGCCTTTCAGTGATGAAGCAAGGAAAACGATTGAAGCACTTGGTATCAATATTGAAGATGATCTTGAACCCGTAAAAGAAGAACCTAAGAAAGCAGCTAAAGGTAAAAAGGTAGTTGAAGAAGAACCTGAAGAAGAGAAACCCAAAAAAGGTGCTAAAGGTAAAAAAGAAGTACAGGAAGAATTGCCTTTGGAAAAACCTGCTAAAAAGGGTAAAAAGGTTGAGCCTGAGCCTGAACCCGAAGAAGAGGAAATTACGCTTGAAACAGTAAATGAAATGGATTACAAACAGCTTAAATCACTTGTTGAAGAAAAAGAACTTGATATAGATATAGATGATTTCCCCAAAAAGAAAATTGAAGAACTGCGTGAAGCTATTATTGAAGCACTTGAACTGGAAGAAGAACCTGAACCCGAAGAGAAACCCAAAAAAGGTGCTAAAGCAAAAGAGGAAGAAAAACCCGCTAAAAAGGGCAAGGCAGCTAAAGAAGAGGTTGAAGAGGAAAAACCCAAAAAAGACACTAAACCTGCTGCTAAAAAAGATAAACCTAAATCAGCAAAGAAAGAGAAAGCAAAAGCATACGGGCGTATGGATTCGATTCTTGAATCTATTAAAACAAATCGTTGTCATACATTTGAACAGCATAAAGAGTGGTCTGGTAAAAAGTATTGCAAAGAACGTGATTGTTCATATGTTGCAGATTATTCAAATGAATGGTTACGTGTAGCCTTGACAGTATTAGAAGCTGAAGGGGTATGTAAACTTAATATGAAAAATCAGTATGACTTTAATGATTAATAAGTAGGAATAAGGGGAAGCGGTTTAAAAGCCCTTCCCCTTTATTTTATCAATGAGGTAATAAATATGAAAAATGAAGAAGGGTTTTTCCAAATAGATGAAAATTGGAAAAAGAATTGGCGTAACATGCCTGAATTTGTCCAAAAGAATATAAAACCTTATCGAACATTGATTGTAAGATTTGAGAGTGAAGAAGGAGTACAAGAATTTGCAAAATTGATTGAACAGAAATTAACAAAGAATACTAAATCAATTTGGCATCCTGTTTTAGTAAGAGGTAAAAATTGTATGGATTCAACTAAGCGGTATGTAGATGAATAAATATCCGATCTACGTTATTTCTAAAGGGCGTTGGGATTCAAGAATGACAAGTAAAGCATTAGAAGTTATGAAAGTGCCTTATCATATAGTCATTGAACCCCAAGAATATAAAAAATATGTTAAGCACATTGATTCTTCCAAAATTATAGTTTTACCTTTTAGTAATTTAGGACAAGGTTCAATACCTGCAAGAAACTTTGTTTGGGAACATGCAATATCAAGAAGAGCAAAGAGACATTGGATATTAGATGATAATATAGATGGGTTTTATAGATTAAATCATAATTTGAAAATTAGAGTTACATCAAGTGCAATATTTAAAGCAACAGAAGATTTTATAGACCGATACACAAATGTGGGTTTAGCAGGATTCAATTATGACTATTTCTGCAAAACCACAGACCCCGTACCGCCTTATTATCTTAATACCCGCATCTATAGTTGTATTTTGATAAATAACAGCTTAGAACAAAGATGGAGGGGCATATACAATGAAGATACAGATTTATCAATAAGAGTATTAAAAGATAAATGGTGTACAATATTGATTAATGCTTTTCTTGCTGATAAAACACCGACAATGCAAATGAAAGGAGGCAACACCGACGAATTATATAAAGATGATGGAAGATTGAAGATGGCAAAATCTTTGGAAGAACAACATCCCGATATAGTAAAAGTAGTTTGGAAGTTTAATAAATGGCACCATCAAGTAAATTATAGCAAATTTAAAAAAAATAAGTTGATTTTAAAAGAAAATGTTGTTATTCCTAATTGCGTAAACGAATACGGTATGAAATTGATAAAGATACACTAGAATTTAATTTAGATGATTTCACGGAGGGTTTCAACTATGTATAAGCTGTATGTTAATGACTATCCTACCCCGCTCCAAGTTAAACCCAAACAAGTCCTCGGTTGTATCCTCGCTTATTCAATTAAACACCTTAGATTTATGGACGTTAACGGAATGATTCACCTTTGCACAAGAGCTATAGAATTGTTGGAAGAAGTAGCTTTTGAAGATAAACAAGTTTCCAAACAAATTGTTTATCTTGATAGCCTCATTGATTATGCAACAAATCAGAAAGCAAGAGATTACAACAAGGTTTATGATTCTTTAGTCAATTTCATTGTTGAAACTGTAATGAGGAATGAAGATTTGGGGAACCTACCTAACTTCACAGTAGTCAAAATTTCTGGGAAACAAAAGCAACAGATTTCTAAAAATGCTGAATTGAAACCTATTCGATACATACCAGGGGGTGTAGTTGAATGAACCATTTTGATTTAGGTGGTTGTTCAAGATGTGGTAAAACTTTACTAGACAATGAAAAATGCAATTGTATTAGAGCTATTGGTCTTATATTAGATAAACAAAGAAAAATAGAACTATTTGAAAACACAAACAATAATTCATTCAAAATAAAAATGTTCAGCAGCCATCCAGAATGTATTGAACATTTTGAAGAGTTTAAAGAAGGCATAGTAAAGATTGAGGACAATGTAAGGGTTACTTCAATTGATTTGCATAGAGACACAATGGAGGCTTTGATACAAGCCTATTTTAAATTGTTTATAGGTGAAGGAAATAAAGAAATTATTGATATTAATATAATATATGAAACAAAGGGGGATTAAATGAGTAAGAATAAAAAACCAATTCATCTAGGAGACTTAGGAAGTATGAAAGAAGCTTTGCCTGAAGTAAATGCTTATGTATTTTGTGTTGAACGTAAAAAAGACCCCGCTGTATTCCAAAAGTTTGTAGAGATTACTAAAAATCATCCTTGTGCTAGGTGCTTTACTAAAGGATGCAAAGTCAGGAAGGGGAGATTTCCAGCATGAAAATAAAAAAGGATAATTTGATAAAAGCTCTTCAATTAGTAATGCCAGGAATTTCCCAAACTTCTACAGGACAAGAAAGTTGTTTCATATTTACTGAAGAAGGTTATGTTGTAGCGTATAACGATGAAATCTTTTGTTCCCATCCCATAGAGGTTGATTTTACTGGGGCTGTACCGGCAAAAGAGTTTTTGTCATTACTCAACAAGACAACAAAAGCAGAAATTGAACTGAAGGCACAAAAAGGTACTTTGGAAATCAAGGGAAGCGGTAAGGCGGGATTACGCTTAGAAGATAAGATAACCTTGCCTATAAACGAAATGGGCTTACCTGAAGAAGAGGATTGGCTAGAACTTCCTGAAACATTTTGTGAAGCTGTTAAATTCTGTCTGTTCACTTGTTCCAAAGATGCAACTAAACCTATTTTAACTTGTCTGCATGTGTTTAATGACTATGTTGAATCTTCCGATAATCACAGAATCACAAGACACCAAATGAAGGTTGCTAAAAAAGGTTATATGAAAGAATTGCTAATACCTTTCAATGGCGCAAAGAATCTTGTTAATCTTGATCTTGAATCATATGCGGTAACAGAGGGTTGGTTGCATTTTAAAACTAACCAAGATATTGTTTTTTCATGCCGTGTGTTTGAAGATGATTTCCCAGACTTTGATGAATTTCTTGATGTAGAAGGAGAAGAGATAGAATTTCCCAAAAACTTGAATGAGATTCTTGATCGTGCTGCTGTAATGTCAAATGGAGAACGTGTAACTATAAGCATAGATGATAATGAAATAGAAGTATCAACAAAAGGTGATAACGGTTGGTTTAAAGAAGACACAAAGATTAAATACGCCGGTGAAGCAATTGAGTTTGATATTGCCCCAGAATTTCTAAAAACTATTTTGAAGTCTGAAGGTGATATAATTATTGGAAAAAAAATGTTGTTGTTTGAAGGTAAACAATTCAAACATGTTGCTAAGTTACTTCAAAAGAAAAAGGAGACTAAATAAAATGCCAATGCTAACTGTAATCAGAGATATTGATAAATCCGATAATAACCCGCTTAAAGATTTGCCTGAATCTGCTGTATTGATTGTACCGAATGATAATGTAATAACGATTGGGACACTTTCTAAGGGTATGACTTCAGGCAAGACAAGTGTTGGGATCATTATTCCTTTGCCTGACGGTAGAATGATGTTTGCAGAAACTAGCCTTGCTTTAGCTAAAATAGCTTTTGGTATGTTGAACGAAATCCCGGAATAAGGAGGTTATAATTATGAAAATTATATTGATTGAATTATGTAATGAATGCCCTTGTTATGTTGATGCTTGTATGGGGAAGAAGTCGGTTTGTGGGAATCCTAAAATTATGGTTAAGTTCCCATACGGTGAAAATAGAAGAGTTGTCGGGAATGAAAAACCACCTAAATTTTGCCCTTTGAAGGAGTGTCAAGATGCAAGGTAAATTTGCAACTATAAATTACGGAAGAACTACACGATATTGAATTGGAAGAAATGAAACCTAAGAAAAAGAGGTAAATAAATGGAAGGTTTCTTTATATCTTCAAGTTTGCAATCGAATAAAAGAAAACCCATACCACAACAGCTTAAAGTAAAGTTTCCTGATGAAGTAAAAAAGCCTAAAAAAGATAAACCTGAATTATCAGAAAATCAAATGATCTTTGACATTGAATGTTATCAAAATTATTTCCTTGCCAAGTTTATGCGAATACATGATGAAAGAATATATGCGTTTGAAAGGTTAAAAGGATATTCGCTTGATGTTGATTTAATCAAAAGAATATTAAAGCGATATGAAATAATTACATTTAATGGGAATAGATTTGATATACCTCTTTTAAACCTAGCTTTGTCAGGAGCATCAAACAAAGCATTAAAAGAAGCAACAGATGAACTAATCAAAACAGATATACAGATATGGCAGTTTGAACAAAAACATAATTTGGAAAAGTTGAATATAAAACATATCGACTTGAAAGAGTTATGCCCTGCAAATTTATCTCTAAAATTACTTGCTGGAAGATTACATTGTGAGAAGATGCAGGACTTACCCTACCCCGAAGAATCTGAATTGACTGAAGAACAAATGGACGATGTTTCAGAGTATAACGATAATGACTTGATAAACACTAAACTTATTTATCTTGATAGGTTTGAGCAAATAGAACTAAGGCGGGTAATGTCCAAGAAGTATAATCTTGATTTATGTTCTAAATCTGATGCTCAAATCGCTGAAGCAGTAATTAAAGCTGAAGTAGAAAAGATAACAGGAAAGAAAATTGAAAAAGGGGGGTTCAGTAAAAAAGAATTTCATTACAAAACCCCAAAATTTATAAAGTTCAAAAATCCTAGATTGAATGAACTTTTGGAAATATACGATTCAAAACCTTTTACGATAAATGATAAAGGTAAGACTGTTTCGCCAAAAGAACTGCAAGGCTTTAAAGTAAAAATAGGTAGTTCAACATATACTACAGGGAAAGGTGGTTTGCATAGTACGGAGAAGTCTGCTTTTCATACAGAGAATAACCATCATTCTATATTTCTATATGATGTTACGAGCTACTATCCCCAAGTTATATTAAATTGCGGTTTATATCCAAAACAATTAGGTAAAGCATTCATTCCTTTTTATGGGGGGGTTGTCACAGAAAGAGTTGAAGCAAAAAGTATTGGAGATAAAGTAAAAGCTGATGTACTTAAAATTCTCCTTAATGGAAGTTTTGGGAAATTAGGTCAATTGTACTCTATCTTGTATGCTCCTGATTTAATGCTTCAAGTGACTATTACAGGTCAACTAGCAATACTGATGTTGATTGATAGATTAGAACGTAAAGGAATATCTGTAATATCTGGCAATACAGACGGTATTGTTATAAAGTGTCCTAAAGACAAAGAAGATTTAATGCAATCAATGATTAATCGTTGGATGAAAGAAACAGAATTTGAATTAACTTGTGATAAATATATAGGGGTTTATTCACGCGACATAAATAATTATCTTGGGATTAAACATGACGGAAGTGTGACACGAAAAGGTATATTCGGCAAATCAAAATTAGCTAAAACCCCTATGAACGAAGTGTGCTCAGATGCTATGATTGAATATATAAAATTTGGAATACCTTTTGAAGAGACAATAAGGAAATGTGAAGATATAAAGAAATTTCTAACCGTAGTACAAGTAAATGGGGGTGCTGTAAAGAACAGGGTTTATCTCGGTAAGGCTGTACGTTTTTATATTTCTACAAAAGCGCAAGGTTGCATAGAATATAAAACAACAGGTAACAAAGTTGGAGGTAGTGATAACGCGCAGCCTTTAATGACGTTACCTAAAACCTTGCCTAATGATATTGATTATAACCACTATGTGAATTGTTGTTATGACTTATTTGTAACGAAAAAGCAGAAGGAGTAAATATGAGCTATTATCCTGTGGAGATCGTAAGTCGGGAAATGAGCTTTCGGCCAGAAGATTTAATTGAGCATAGATTAACTTTAGACGGTAGGAAAGTTAAATTTGAGCATATGTCAGCATTGGACGATTTATTAGAGGATTTGAAAAAGTATGTATATTTGGAACAATCTGAATACCTAAACCATAATGAATATGCACAAAGATTACATTTATGGATAGTGCCTCCAGAACAGATACAAGTAAAGGTTTATGATAAAATTCCAAAAGATCGTCTTTTTAGTGCTAATATGCTTAATCAAAGTATAAATGTAAAATCACAATTTCTAAAAGGAGGGATTTAAAATGAATTTCTATGAATTTGTATTGAAGATGTTAATGGAGCATCCTGCATGGAGTTTTTGGTTTACTTTAATTTGGTGTTATCAATTTCTTGCTTTAGTTGCTATATCAAATAATCTATCAAAGAAATGGAGGAAAGAATGAGTAAACATGACCCTGTAAATCATCCAAAGCATTATAACAATCATCCTTCTGGGATAGAATGCATTGATGTTGTTGAACATATGGGTTTCAACTTAGGTAATGCAATCAAATATATTTGGAGAGCGGATTTAAAAAATGATGTGATAGAAGATATGAAAAAAGCTATTTGGTATATTAATCGTGAAATTCAAAAAAGGGAGAAAGAAAATGTTGTTAGTAAAGCCTAGTTTTAAAATTGAGTATATCCCAGAAAATCTTTATACTGATTTAGAATTATTTGGGAGAAATTGTTACAAAAGCGAAGATAGAATAACCCTAGAATCAGCTACAAAATTTATGGATATGATTGTTAATGATAAACATCATTATTCCATATTGAGGCATAAGCAAGCAACCGTTAGGTTTATTTGTAGTAGGGGAACCTCCCACCAATTAGTTAGACATGGGTTGGCTCACTTTCTTCAAGAATCACAAAGATATTGTAATTATAGTAAAAAGAATAACGGTGAAATTGTTTATGTAATACCATTTTATTTACATGATGCTATACCTGAAGGGGTTTATCATAATGAATCAGAAATTAATATAAATCCCCCAAGCAACGGTGCAAGAGTGTGGTTAAGTCAAGTGTTACAAGCTGAAGAATCTTATCATACGTTAGTTAAGCAGGGTTGGAAACCTGAAAGAGCAAGAGGGATACTACCTAATGATGCAAAGACAGAAGTAATCCTTACTGCAAATTTGGAAGAATGGAGACATATATTTAAACAACGTGCAGATAGCCATGCTGATGAATCAATGCAGTGGCTTATGTATCCTTTGCTTGCTGAATTTAAAAAAGAAATGCCTATTATTTTTGATGATATAAATAAGGAGGTTTAACTTGTCTTTAGATAGTGATTATCGCCCAAGAAATCTAAATGAAGTATACGGCAACAAAGCACTTAAATCATCATTAGGCACTATACTTAAAAAACCTAAAAAGGTTATCCCCCATGTGTATCTTTTTACAGGCCCAAAAGGATGTGGTAAGACTTCATTAGGCCGTATAGTAGCAAATCATTTGAAATGTAATCCGTTTGAGTTTCAAGAAATAGATGCCGCAGTATATGGGAAAGTTGAAGAAGCAAGAGAGTTAGCAAAGAATGTTCATTATCCGCCTATGAAGGGTGATGTAAGAATTTGGTTCATGGATGAAGCCCATCGTTTGACCGATAAGTCTCAAGAGGCTTTACTCAAGACTTTAGAAGAACCCCCGGAACATGCTTTCTTTATTTTTTCAACCACAGACCCGCAAAAACTGATTAAGACGTTTAAAGACAGATGCACAATATTTGAAGTCAAACCTTTGTCAGACGATGAAATGCTAGAGATGCTGGAAGAGGTTGTAGAGGGGGAAGAAAAGAAAGTCCCGGCTGATGTATTAAAAAGGATTGTAAACGATGCACAAGGGCATCCAAGAGCCGCATTGAAGCAATTAGAAAGGGTGATTGATCTACCTTCTAAAGAGATGCTAGCTGCTGCTGAACAATCGGCTGAATCTGAAGCACAAATAATAGACCTTTGTAGAGCATTGCTTGATCCAAAATCTAAATGGGAAAGTATTGCTAAAATAATATCTACATTATCAACAGAACCAGAAACAAGTAGGTATGCAATTTTGGGTTACTGTAACCAAGTTTTGTTGAAAAGTGACAATCCTAGAGCATGGTTAATTATAGATTGCTTTAGTGAAAATACATATAATACAGGTAAAGTAGGTATCACAAAAGCTGCTTATTCTGTAGTTTGCGGATAGTCTGTAAAAAATATTAACCCTGTAAACTTTTTTCTTGACAGTCATATAACAAAGGATTATAAGCGTAAACATGAATTGTATTTATTGATTTTTATAGGAGGTTTCAAAATGCACTTTTCAGATTTCTCCAGAGAATACTCTTACCAAGCACAACTAAAACGCAAAAGAAAAAAACTCCGAAATAATATCATTCAAATAATAATTGTATTGATACTGTTTTGTATCATGATAATTATTATTCCCACCAAACCTACACCTGAAGATTCTCCAAACTTGTGTCAAGCCTCACATATAAGGGCTTTACCTGATTGTTATAATTGTCATTGTCGTTAAAGGAGAAATAAATTGGGAAAGATGAAAGAATACCCTAGATATAATGTTGTGTCTTGCCGATTGAGCGATACTGAATATGATGAAATGAAGAACCTTGTTGGAAGTGATAATATATCTGCATTTATTTGGACTGCAATTAAAGATAGATTAGCACAAGAAAGGAAAAATAATGCCCAGATCAACAGGACGGAAACAAATAGAAAGTGAAGAAAAAGAATGTAAGAGAGAAGGGTTTGATTATGAAAATGACCTTGAAATTGATTTGATAAGACTTGATTTTGAATTTGCGACACATGCCCAAACATTTATGAAGTATGCTAAAGAAGCAGCTTCAGCAAACAAAAGAGCAAAGTTGGCAGATGAACGTGTTAAAACTATGCGTAGTCAATTAATCAAAGAAGCAAATGAAAACCCAGAAGTAATGGGAAAAGGTATTAAACCTACAGCACCTAATGTGGAAGCATATTATAGAGATCATTCTGATTATAAGGAGGTTAAAAAGGCATCTATTGAAGCTGAGTATTATTCAGACCTTATGACTAATGTAATATTTGCATTCCAAGCTAGGAAATCGGCTTTGGAAAATGAAGTGAGACTAAGAGGGCAAGAGTATAACGGAGAACCGCAAGAACCACGTGATATAGGCCCAGAAGCAATTGAACAATGGAAAGTAGATAAGAGTAAATCGGTACAAGATAGAATTAAAGATAAAATGAAAAGGAGATAACGATTATGTTATGCGGGGTTTTATGACTGTCAAAGAAGAGTTGGCACTGCTCAGAAAAATAGTGAAGTTGGCAAAGACCGTACAAGACCATGTTCAATTTCCTCCGCGTGGGGGGCAATGCTGGTGTGAACAGTGTGAGGCTATCAGATGGTATGACGACCTAAAAAAGAGGAAGGCATGAAACTGCAAACAATCATCAAAGACAGCAAGGAAATATTAATGAAAGGTCACGGTGTTTTCGTGACGGTCAACACCTGGAGCAGCCTGGAAGGTGCAAACATTATGGTACACGGTGAAGATTGCCGGTTGATGATGGCCGGGGCGTTCCGGTGGGAAGAGTTGGATATGATAACAGCAGCGCTGACGGTAGCGAGAACCGCATAACATAATACCATCACCCGCTTGACGGCTCGAAAACTTTAGGCGGCGGGGTATTTACTATTTCAATTAAAAAGGAGATAGAATGCGAGGTAAAACAGTAAAGCTTTTGAAGAAAGCCCATATCAAAACTTTTGGGGCATTGCATGATGATAGTTATAAAAGTAAAGGAAAGGAGTATAACGACAAACATTTTAAAAGAACTAAAGAATTTTGGAGAGAGATGAATCACAAAGCAAAAGGTTATTACAGCTTCATGTTTAAACAAAGTATGCAGCAAGCGTCTTAGGACGTAATTTATATCCCTTGGAGGAAACACAATGGCTGGATTGGCAGAGTTGGGCAAAGAAGCAGGAGTAAAGAAAGACGTAGTAGAAGAAATATTTAATAGTATTCTTATACTTGTAGAAGATGGAGACAAAGTAATCATTCGTGGTTTTGGTACATTTTCACGTACTACAAGTGAAGCAAGGACAGGGCGTAATCCCGCAACTGGTGATTCAGTTGAAATCCCGGCTAAATCAAAGTTGCATTTCAAAGCAGCTAAAGAAACGGTAGTTGTTTTGGAAACAAAGAAAAAAGCTAAGAAGAAATAAGGTTGTAAAGTTTGGGGGAAAGTCGGGAACTAGTAACGTGCCTATCTCGCATCGAGTACCCCAATTTAATTTAAAAACAAACCTACCTAAAGGAGATATATACTGCATGGCAAAAAGTAATGATCGTTCCCAGAAAATGAGAGACAAAACAAAACAAAGGGCAGCAGAAGCAGAAAGTTCTGGTTTTTATCCCTACCTAATTATTCCTGAAAAAACTAAAGTTCAATACTTTAATCCCAAAAAAGGTACTTATGAAATAGATGTAATCCCTTATGAAGTAACTAAACCTAAAGGCAATCCTGATGGTTTGGAAAAAGGTGATTTGTTTCATAGGCGATTAATATATGCCCATGACCAAGTAGGTGCATCGAACAAAAAATACCTTTGCCGTAAAACTATCGGGGAAAAATGCCCTATCTGTGAAGCAAGAGCCGCTTTGTATGCAGAAGGCACAGCAGAATCTAAAGCCCTTGCCGGTAAACTGAAAGCTAGGGTACGTGAACTTAGAAACATTATTAATATAACAGATGCAACAGAAGAAAAGAAAGGTATTCAGATTTGGAATAGTTCATATCCTCTTGTTGGTGATTTGCTTGAAAAGGAAATTAGGGATAGTACAAGAAAAGATAGATCAGGTTTTGCATTGCTTGAAGGTGGAGCTACCCTTACTATTCGTTTTGATGAAAAAACAATAGGTGATGGGCCTAACAATAAACCATTTCCTTTTGCGGATCGTATAGATTTTGAAAATCGTGGTGATTACGATGAAAATATTTTGGAAGATTGTTTTGATCTTGATTCAATCCTTGATGTTAAATCATATGATGAACTGGAAAAGATATTCCTTGAAGTAGAAGATGAAAAAGATGAAGAAGACAATGACCCGCCTAAACGTAGCCGCAAGAGCAAAGAAGAACCTGAAGAGGAAGCACCCAAACGCTCTAGGAAGGCAAAAGAAGAGGAACCCGAAGAAGATACGCCTAAACGTAAAAAGAAAGCCGTAGAAGAAGAGGAAGAAGCTCCAAAGCGTAGTCGTAAGAGTGAAGAGAAAGAACCGGAGCCTGAAGACTATGAACCCGAAGAAGGGGCTTATGTAACTATAACAGATGAAGATGGTGATGAAGCTACTGGAACTGTTACCACTCTTACTTCAAAGAAAATTACAATTGAAGATGCTGATGGTGATGAACAAACATTCAAGATCGCAGATGTAACGATTGTTATAGCTGAAGCGCCTAAGAAAAAGAAGAAAAAAGAAGAGGAAGAACCTCCTAAACGTAGTAGAAAAGCTAAAGAGGAAGAACCTGGAGAAAAGCCCAAAAGCAAAGCTAAAGGTGAAGATGAACAAGTATGCCCCGTCAAGAAGGGCACATTTGGAGAAGACTGTGATGAATTTGATGAATGTTTTGAGTGTGATTTGTGGAAGAAATGCAAAAAAGCTAAAGGGTAAACAGTTTACAGGATAAAACCCAAGGACAAGCTGGAGGCGGTCACGACATAAACATTAGTAAGAAGTAGCTAGTCGAAAATGAAAATGTGGGTTTAACCCCGTCACGCATGTTGATATAAGTTTTATCCTGTAATTCAAATTAACAAAAGAAATGTATCCTGAAAATAGGGGTGGTATGTGTTAAAGCGTATCATCCCTATTTTTATATCTAAAGGAAAACTAAAAATGGGGAAGACATGTTAGACTACATTAAATATGAATCAATAAAAAAAATAAAGATGAATGAAGCTATTTTGATAGCTGAAAAATACGGAATCAATATAACTAAACCAACATTGATTGAGTGGTGTTTAAAACATAAGTTGGGGCATCAGCCTGGGGGATTAGGTTGTCAGTGGTTTATATTTGAAGAGTTGTTTATAAACTTTATTTCTGGGAAAGCTGTGTTAGATGATCGTAAAAATATTGTTACTAAGAAAAGGAAAAACAAATAGGGGGTTATTGTGGGAAGAACAAGCGGAACAAGTTTAAAATCCCAAATAGAAAAAAGAGCAACTAAAGAAGTAGAAAATACACATTTTAACACAGAAGAATTTATTTCCACAGGAAGCACATTATTGAATCTTGCCTTAACCGATAACATTAATTGCGGTTGGCAAAAAGGTAAAATGGCAAATATTATCGGGGATAGTTCTTCAGGTAAAACATTTTTAGCTTTAACTACATTTGCTGAAGCTGCTAATGATGAAGACTATGATGATTTCAGATTAATTATGGACGATGCTGAACATGCAAATATGTTTGATATTCCAAAACTATTTGGTAAGAAAACAGCAAAACGAATAGAACCCCCTGCTATACTTAAAGGTGAAGATTGCCCTAGTGAAACTATTGAAGATTTCCATGTTAATCTTAGGAAAGCATTAGCTAAAATAAACCCTTTCATTTATATTCTTGATTCTATGGATGCTTTAGATTCTGAAGCAGATCAGAAAAAAATGGAAGAGTTTATGAAGAATCATGAAAAGAAACGAAAGGCTTTAGAGAAAGCAAAAGAAGGAGAAGACGCTAAAGCGGTAAAAGATGTATCAGGTAGTTACGGAATGGCAAAAGCTAAAAAGAATAGTGATATTCTGAAAGACTGTTGCGGGAAACTTGAAAAGTCTGATTCAATCCTTTTGATTATATCCCAAACAAGAGATAACATTAACCCAATGTCTTTTGAGAAGAAAACTAGATCAGGAGGTAAGGCACTTAAATTTTATGCTACTCACGAACTCTGGACGGCAAATGGAGGTAAACTAAAAGGTACAGGCAACAGAGTGATTGGTGTTAAGTGTATTGTTAAAGTAACAAAGAATAAGATTACAGGTAAATGTAGAGAAGTCGAAATTCCAATTTTCTACGACATGGGAATTGACGACATTGGGAGTTGCATTGACTTTCTGATTGAAGAAGAGTTTTGGAAAGGTGGTACTAAGATTGATACAAAAGGTTACTTTGCAAAAGAACCTTTAACCAGAAATAAATTAATAGACCTGATTGAAGATAAAGATTTTGAATCACAACTTAAGCATTTAGTAGGTAAAGTCTGGAAAACTATTGAAGACAATTTGAAACTAGATCGAAAGAGGCGTTATGAGTAGAACAACAACGGTAAACTGTCAAAAAACTTATGTAGGTATAGATAATGGTGTATCAGGTTCAATAGGTATTGTGTCTGATACACTAACTAAGTTTTTCCTTACACCAACAATAAGTGTGTTGAACTACACTAAAGAAAAACGAAATGTAACAAGAATAGATCATGTGAAACTACATACCATTCTTGAAAGAGTAAAGAATCCCTTTGTTGTACTTGAAAGACCTATGGTTAATCCGGGAAGGTTTCAAGCTACTGCTTCAGCTTTACGGGCTTTAGAAGCAACAATTATTGTATTTGAGATTTTAAATATACCTTACATGTTTATTGATTCAAAGCAATGGCAGAAAGAAATGTTACCTAAAGGTGTTAAAGGTGAAGCTTTAAAGAAAGCAAGTCTTGACATTGGAACACGTTTATTCCCGCAATTTAAACATTTATATTCTAAAGATGCAGATGGTATATTAATTGGAGAATTTGCAAGGAGATTTAAATTATGACCGCTAGATTTTGTCCTAATTGTAACTGCATAAAAGAAGTATCAGAATTGAAGGAAAGAGATGAAATACATTGTGTTTGCTTGACTTGTGGAAAATCATTTAGCTTTACAGAAAAAAATAAATGTAAGTTTGGTCATATATTTGGTAAAGATTGTGATTGGGATGAAGCTTGTTTTGATTGTTTAATTTGGGATGATTGTCATAAAGAACAGCAAAGGATTAAAAATGCACCTAAAAAGAGTTTTACTATCCCAATTTCAAAGTCATAAACGTACTGAATTAGTTTTATCTCCAAATGTAAATGCTTTAGTAGGCAATACGGATGCAGGCAAGTCAGCCATATTTCGTGCAATATCTTGGGCTTTATTCAATCGTTGTGATGATAAAGGATTTAGAAGAAGAGGCAGTAAATCAACAGCAGTAGATTTGATATTTGAAGATGCTGAAATAAGCAGAGAAAAGACAGATAAAGAAAATACCTATATTTTATGTGAAGGAAAGAAGGAAGTCGAATATCATGCTTTTAAACAGGAAATCCCCCAAGATATTTTAACAGCACTCAACATAGATGAAATCAATGTACAAGAGCAATTCGATTCTCCATTTTTATTGTCTAAAGACACAAGTCCTGGGGAAGTAGGGAAAATTCTTAACAAGTGTATTAATTTGGAAATAATAGACAAAGCTATTTCCAATGCCCGTAAAAAGACCCAAAGTAACGCTAGAGATATAATTACGGTACAGAATCAAATAGCAGAGCTAGAAAGTCAACTGGAAGGCTTTAAATACCTCCTCAAACTTGAAAAGGAAGTCAAAGCATATGAGGAGTTGCTAGAAGAAGAGAAAGACGGTCTAACAGCAATCCAAAGCCTTCAGAAATTGATTGATAAGATCACTGAAGCACAAGATAAAATAAAAGAGTTAAAGACGCTTTTAGATTTAGAATTTGAAGTACAGCGGATTATCCAAAAAGTAAAAGATTGGGAGGACTTAGAGCAAGATGTAAACGATCTCACAAATATTGTTGCATCAGCTTTGCATGATAAAGTTAAAATAGAAACAGCAGAAGAAATATTAAGTGCTGAAAAAGAATTAAGTATTGTATTAAAATCTATTTCAGAATATAAAGAACAGCAAAAAGAAATACAACAACTTCAAGATATAATTGCAATCATACAAAGATACCAAAAAATATCAGATAATTTGGAAAGTATGATTGAAGAAAAAGAAAAAGAATACAAACATTTATTTCCAGAAAATATGATTTGCCCACTTTGTGGAAAATAAGGAGCTATGATGAATTGCCAGAATGATTGCCCTTTAGTAGATTTTTGTAACGCTTGCGGTGATTGTAAACATCAGCTTAATGACGATGGAAGTGAACCTTGTGACAAATGTACTTTACCGGGGATATGCAACCCTTGCTTTATATCTCTTAAAAAGAAAGAATGACTTATGAAAAATGTTTCAGCTATCTTAACGGCAGATTTACACATAACCGAAAAAGCACCACCTTGTAGGTTAGATAATTGGATGGAAACACAAGAAAGAAAATATGCTTGGTTAAGAAAACAACAAGAAAAATATGATTGTCCTATCCTATGTTCTGGAGATTTGTTCGATAAATGGAAAAATAGTCCTTATTTGCTTGCTTGGGCTTTACGCAATCTTCCTGATAGAATTTGGGCCATACCTGGGCAACATGATTTACCAGGTCATAGTTTAGATGATATTGAAAAAAGTTCTATACAAGTATTGAGTGATGCAGGTAAAATAAAACTGTTGCTTGAAGATTCTGATTGGGCTAATGACGGCATGATGTATCAAGCCTTTCCTTGGGGCACTCCTTTAGCTTCAACAGACAGAGGATTTGGGGAGTATTCAGCAGTAGCTTTAATTCATTATCTTGTGTATCAATCTAAACCTCCTTTTCCTGGGGCTGAAAATGTAGGAGGTACAGCAAAAAGTATATTAAAGAAAATGTGGGGCTTCGATTTAATTCTATCTGGCGATAATCACCAAAGCTTTAGTGAAGTATTAGGTAATCAAGTTTTAGTAAATAGCGGTAGCTTTATGAGGACTCGTGCAGATCAAATAGAACACAAACCGAGCATATATCTTTGGTGTGCAAAAACAAATGAAGTTGAAAGAGTTTATATCCCAATTGAAAAAGGAGTTATTTCCAGAAATCATATAGATGTAAAGAATGATAAGAATGAACGAATAGAAGCTTTTGTAAGCAAGCTGAAAGATAATAAAGAAATCGGATTAAGCTTCACAGATAATTTGGAACTATATCTAAAGAAAAACAAAGTAAGTAAAAGTATAGAAAAAGTAATACATGAATGTTTGGAATAGGAGGGTAAACAGTGGAAGAAAGACCCCCAGAACCTTGTCAAGGCTGTAATGTTAGTTGGCGTTGTAAAGTTAAAGAAAGAGTAAATGAATTAGCAGTGGAAGCATATATCAAAAATGAAGTTTATGAATGTCCTTGCTTTACTCCAGAAATTAAATACGAAAGGGGGTGTATCGTAGATGGTTAAACCTAAAGTAACACCTTTTGAGATTATAGACGGTCAAATTGGATTTCAATTAGGTGCTCAAATTTGGATTGGTTGTTCAGCTTATTTATTAGTAGATGAAATTCCAGATTGTTCAGTTATAATAACTTGCCCAAATGAACAAATACTAAAACAATTTTGGAATCATATAACTAAAGATGAATTAGATATAACTCTTTGCAAAGCAACAGTTGGGGATTATACAAGGATTGAGAAAAAAGACATAAAGTTGAAAAAGAATATAGTTAATAAGAAAAGTAAAGCAATCAAGACTATTGATAAAGAAGGATATGTAAATACAAAAGAAAGAGAGGTTATTTTTTATTGGTATTATGATAGAGAAAAAGATAAATGTTTTATGTGTCCTGCGCCTAATCGTAATAATTGTAGAAAACTAGGGGTAGCAAAACGTCAAAGTGAATTGGAGTGCAAAATACTCTTACGTGATGTGTTCAAGTGGGATAAAGAGGATATAGCAGAAGTAGGTATTAGCTTAAAGATTGTAGATGATATACCATTTTGATGGAGATGATATGAAAGAAAAAACAATTCAACGATTGGTAGACTTAAAAGAGGAAATCGGAAATGCAAAGTTGGAGAAAGCTAAAGCTGAAGGTTCTTTAAAATCCTCATTACAAAGATTGAAAGAAGATTTTGGAGTAACTACTTTAGAAAAAGCACAACTCAAATTAAAGAAGTTGCAGAAAGATCAAGAAGAGATTGAAACGGAAATTGAATTAGCTATCGAAAAACTGGAGAAATCTTATGAGTGGTAGTGAACAATTAATAGTCGATACTGATATTAGAGTTGAACTTAAAATGAAAGATTTAACTTGTTATAAATGCAAATATTGGATTAAATGTAAATGTGCTTTTGATTTATATAATACAAACAATGAATGTCTTATCAATGATCGTCTTACGATTAAATAGAAAAGGAGATTTTAAATAATGACTATCATAATACCTCTTGGGCTAATATTAGTATTGAAAATAACAAGTGTATTAATTGTGTTAGGTTTAGCTGTACTAGGATTATATTTTTTATATTTAGTCAAATATAAATGGCCGTGATAACATATGAGAAACTACACCGCATTACTGAATCAGAAGAAAGGGGAAAGAAATCAAAGCAGATCATCTTTAGAAACAGCTATAGAACGTCTTGGTTTGCTTCAGGTACGAATGAAAGACCTAGAGCAAGCCCAATGTATCATTCAGGAGGTTGCAAGGCTTACACAAATGTCTCTTAAATTCCAAATTAGTTCACTTGTAGCACTTGCTTTAGAAGCTGTATTTGAAGAAGATGGTTATGAATTTGAGGTAGATTTTCAAAATAGAAGATCACAAATTGAGTGTGATTTGTGGTTTGTACGTGCCGGGGAAAGAATAAAACCTATTTCAGCTTCAGGGGGAGGGGCTATAGATATTGCTTCATTTGCTTTACGTATTTCTCTTTGGTCTTTAAAGCAAAACAGAACCCGCCCTATTTTCTTTCTGGATGAACCTTTTAAAAATGTGAGTGCATGTTATCAAGAAAAAGCTAGTGAACTTTTGGGGTCTATTGCAAAGCGTTTGGGACTACAGTTTATCTTTGTTACACACAATACAACACTTGCTGAATCAGCCGATAAAATTTTCACAATTTCCAAAAAGAAAGGAGTATCGCAAATTGGATAATTTAGATTTTAAAAGTTTACGTGAAACAAACACAAAAAGGTGTGAAAGTATATTTCATCCTATAGATGATTGGAGTCCAACTGATTGGGCTTGTGCTATGGCGGGGGAAGCAGGGGAGACTTGTAATAAGGTAAAGAAACTAAAAAGAATTACAGATAATTTAAAAGATTATCAAAATAAACCAAATATGCTAGAGTTAGATATACAAGCACTAAAGTACCAAATTTCAAAAGAATTAGCCGATACTATAATATATGCAGATTTATTAGCAGCTAGACTTGGGATTGATTTAGGGTTAGCTGTAAAAGATAAATTTAACCAAACTTCAGATGAAATGAATTGTGAGATTAGACTATGAGAACCACTAAGAAACAACCTAAACAAGTAAAACCAAAATTAGTAATGCATCCAGTAAAAAGCAGTAATATAAAAGAAATAGGCTATATGAATAAAGATATGTATGTGGCCTATATAAAAGGGGATACTTATTTATTCAAAGATACACCTAAAGACCAATATGAAAAAATCCTAAATGCAGAAAGTATTGGAAAAGCTTTATATGCAGCAAAGTTAATTGGAATAAAAATCAAACTTGATTAATATTAGAAAACCCCCTAAGAACATCTAGGGGGTTTCTTTTTATTTAACTACCCATATTGTTTTGATTTTTGATCCTATGCTCCAACCACCACCCTGCTCTTGATGCCCAGAGGGGTTTTCCGAATACACCTCCCCGCCTGAATGACTACGGGACATCCCGCCGTACACGCTATGCTCAATACCCCTAAGGCGTATGCAACCGGAAAGCACAACAGATAGGACTATAAGAAGAACGATCTTTTTCATTTTTTACCCCTCAATGATTGTTGTATTACCTTCTATAGCTTCAAAAACCCTACCAACAACTAATGGTGTATATTGAGACTTGTTTATAATTTCTTTAATAAATGCCCCTTCTTCGGTTGTTATCTCAATACCCCCACCTGTAGCATTATTAAGTTTAGTTGCCAATGTAAAGCATTTAAACTTATTTGCTGGGTCTTCTGATTGTAGTAAAGCGTTGATACACAAAGTATTGAGTATAACAATTTTATTATCTTGCTCTACTACTTCTCCATCAAGCGCTACAAGTGGAACATTCAGATTAACTTTCATTTCTATCTCCTTTGGATAGTCCTTATGGGTATTGCCACAGCAGGGAGTAAGGTTCTCCTTTTCGGTTATAAGCCTAGCTGTGGTAAGAGTGTTTATGCATTTGTAGCAAGTAAATAATATGTAGTACCATTTAAGTTAACTGCTACTTTATGTGTAGATGCTGTTGCTGTTGACGTTGATGGTGCTGTATTAATCCTAAGTGTAGTTGCACTTACATCACCTGTTACAGCGAGACCAGTTGAGGAAAGTCGCATATATTCTACATCAGGCGTTGCAAGTGTGCCTACATGGAAAGCCATATAAACACCACGTGTAGTTACACCATCAAAATTAGCATCAGCGACAACATTTACTGAGCCATAGACTTTTGCTGCATTAGTTGAACTGTCGGATGAGTGAAATTCTACCCTACCAAGCTTATCACCAAGATTTGTTGTATTAGTTGCTTGGGATAGTCTTAATACACCTCCTGCTACAGTAAGACCTGTTGAGCTAATCATCACCCGTTCTATAGGTGTCTCAACTGAACCTGTACCAGTGTAAAAATGTATTGTGCCATTACCTGTATTGCAGTTTACAAGCAGGGAAGCAGCAGCATACGCATTGGAGCTATAAAAGGAGTTAAGCAACAAACCTGTAGTTGACCTAGTTGCTGCAACCGAACCTGTTTGCCCATTTATAGTAAGAACATTACGATAACCACCTGTACCAAGTGCAATATTCTTGTTTGCTGTTGCCGCTGTAAATTCATCTCCGACATTTACGTAAGCATCAGCCGCCCCTTTGATTACTTCAAATCTGGCATTATAAACAGTTGTAGCAGAACCTACACGCCCATCCCCTGTTGTAACTACAGAAGTCGCAGTCAGCGCACCAGTAGACAGTGTACCTGTTACTATTGCCCCCGTAGCTGTCGCAGCAATAACCAGCGATGTTCCAATCCCAAAACCTATCGAAGCCACACCGTTGGAAGCATTACCTGTGGTGATGATTGTGCCGCTGGTGCCAGTCCCGTTGCCCCGGTATGCCTGCAAGACATATTTTGATGCAGATGTATTATCTGTTCTATACTGTAGAATAGTATTATCTGGGCCAACAGTTAGTGTTCCTATACTAAATGCCTGATTTGATCCAGGGCCACCCACAGGACAAAAACCTTTTGTGAGACTACTCCAATTTGTTACACCATCTCCTAATTTATATTTCGGGTAACTGCCATCAGTTTCAACACCTATTTCCCCTTTCCCTAAAATTGGATTGACCGATGCCCAATTTGCTGCAACATCAAAAGCCACTTGAATACGTTTAATTGTTGTCATGCTCATGAATAACTCCTTTTATTGCCTAGCATACACATCAGACGCCCCACCCCCCATTATATATTCAACATTGTTGTTATTTAGAATTTCTACAAAATCTATACTATTTGAACTATTTTGAAAATAAGAAAATTCCAAAAGATTCACATTTCGCATAGTAGCAGGGAATGATTGTAATTGCATGTCTATAGCTGTGTTCTCACTATTCAATATAAAAAGTAATTCGCCAGTTTTACCTAAAGTTTTTTGCATAATCAAAGCTGTTCGTTGTTCTTCCCCTGTTAATGCTTCAAATGTTCCTCCTATTACACGTCTTGAAGCTTTGGAATCCCCCCAAATAGCTCCGCCTATAGACTCTACTACAACATCCCTAGACTCATAACCTAAAGATGTTCCATAAGCAATTGAGACTGTTGGAGCTAAAGTTCCTTCACCTAACCAAACTCTACCTAGTTCAACAAACCCTGCTGCATTAGTTGTGTCAGTTATTTCAATTTTCCAATATCTTGCCGTTTTAGCAGAACTAAACGCATAAATCCAATGATCGGGGTAATTTGTTGACATTTCAGAACCTAATGTTTGGTCATAAGCATAAACCGTTCCCGTATCAGCATCCGTGACTAATGTTGTATATCCACTATCAGAATACCCCCTAACCCTTATTGTACCAGCATAAGAAATTGTATGACTAAGTAAACCTAAGCACCTAATAGCTCTTGCTGTTGAACCCAAATCAATTAAAATAATTGTGGAAGTAGTTAAAGCATTTGTAGACCTAGCTTTAACTGAAAGTTGATCGTCTTGTATATTACCTAGAGGGTAAGCACTATTCCAAGAACCTCCTGATAGTGTGGCTAATAAAGTTCTATCTGGATAAGACATTATTGTACTCATATATGATTACCCCCAAAGGTCTAAAGTTATTTCTTTAGTTTGATGATTTATTTCTTGCCCAATCATTCTCATAGGCTTGCCTGCATTATACTCATATCTAGGCATTTTGACATTTATGATCCTACCTAAACTATTTAATTGTGAATAATCTTCCGGGTTTTCATTACTCCTTAATCTCCAAGTATTATTTTTTGGTGTAGCTGTTGCTCCACTAATTGAATATATCGCTTTATTATATGTATTACAAGAAAGCCTGTAACGTCCGTCTGGCATGTCAGTAACACCTGTATCATCCCAAGCCCCTGTGGGATTACTTAGATCAAGCCTGATAACGCTGTTAGTATAAGCAGCATCTCCATCCCATCCACCAATAACATATAAATAATCATTACATATTGTAGAAGTAGCCCCAATCCTACCTATCCCCGGCATATCTTCCAAATTCTCCCAAGCCCCAGCAGGATTGTTTAGATCAAGTCTGATAGCTGAAGTTAAAGCACCTTCAGGCCCGAACCCACCTGCAACATATAAATAGTCAAGATTTATATTTGCGCATAAAAGCCAACGAGTTTCAGGTAAGCTTGTTACATCTCCAATAGAACTCCAAGCCCCGGTAGGATTATCTAAGTCAAGTCTTATAACATCGTCATAATATGCAAAACCCGTTCCCCCAATTGTATATAAATAGTTGTCATGCACAACCGCCGCTAAAGAATGTTTTGCAACAGGTAAATCAGTAACCCCTGTATCATCCCAAGCCCCGGTAGGATTACTTAGATCAAGCCTGATAACATCACTCATAGCAGAACCGTCAGTACCTCCAATAACGTACAAATAATTGTTATATACAACGCTTGCTGCATTCATTCTTTTTGACGGTAAATCTGTGACCCCTGTATCATCCCAAGCCCCTGTGGGATTATCTAAGTCAAGTCTGATAACGCTAGTTGTACTATCACCTGAAATAAAGCCACCAATTACATATACATAATTTTGATACACTGAACTGCAATGATTATATCTATCTATAGGTAATTCACTTATAGCTTCAGTTTCCCAATATCCTCCTTTAATGTAAACAAGTGGCCCATTTGCCCCGTATAGCAAATTAATTTTAAGTCTATCCCTTCTTACGGATTTTAAATTAAACAGTCTTGTAGCTTCAGCCAAAGCGTCTGCATAGGTATTGAAAGGGGTGTCAACAATCAATTCTTCAGCGAGAGGATGCAAAGTTTTAATTGTTACGTCTGAATAGATAGCCGTTTGCCACTCGCTATTATACAATGATGCATTTACACTACCTGCAACAGTTGTTTGTACGGTTTCATTACGATTGTAATTACAGGTAACTTTCCAAACAGGCATGCCTTTATCACTATCACTTGTTGCAGTACGTTCTATAGACACGCTGTTATCTACATTTAATGTAGTTATAGAATTAGTTGAAGTTGGGATTATAAGTTGTTTCGCCCAAAATTTACCTAAGTTATCAAAACCCCACCAAATACCTGCTTTAGACAATGCATCAAATACATTTTTAGTTGTATCTATTTTTGTACTTGTATAGTATCCCCATATTATAGATGCCGGTATAAGTCGATCTAATTCTATAATTGATTGTTCTACTACACTTCCAACAGCTAATTTTTCTTCAACTAAAGCTTTATATTGTTGACCTATTGGAATTGTAGAGCTAACAGCATCCATTGTAATAAGTCCTGTAGGAGAACTACCCAGACGGATGAAACCTTCAGTAAGGCAAGTGTCATAATATCCTGCTGCAACTGTTGCAGCAAGCATAGCTGTAGAGTCAGCATGATTTACACCTACTGTTAAAGCCACGCCGTTATCACGAACAGCCCCAACACTTGACGATGCTCCATCATTATACTGATAAATTAGTTTAGATGTATTTACACAAATAGGTGTTATATTTCTTCTTGACCCAAATAATCTAGGTTTAGGTTTATCTTTTAATTCAGACGCGCCTTCTAATCCAGCAGGTAATACATTATCCCCCAAATAATAATTCAAAATTACAGGTTTATCTAAAAATTCTCCATTATCCCTGTATCGGATTGTTATTGTATCCCAAGAAGATTCTACTTGTTTTATTGTACCGTAGTTAACTGTGACGAAATCAGTTAAGTCCCCATCTTCCGGGCCTTCTAATATCTGATAAACTCCGCCATCAAAACCCCAATCAATAAGGTTGTCTAAAATTCCATCTACATTTGTTAATTCACAAAATCCTTGATTACTAGATGAATCTCCCCCGGTTTGGCCGGGGGAGAACATAGATTGCTGATACATGCCGGGATTAGTTATTCTTGGAACAAAATATTTACTTGCTGGTGTATCTGTAGGTGCTGAAGTAAACCCTTTAGTGCTAAAATAGTGATAACCTGTTGTAAGAGTGTTTGGGTTAACTCCTGACAAAATCATTAAATATATTCGCTCAGTCATAGTTATGCCACCAATTTTGTTTTTTGTTCAATGCTTTGTTGTGATTTAGTAGATTGCCGTTGTTCTTTCAATTGTTCTTGTGTAATCAATAATTGTGTCTGTAAAAGTTTATTTTGGGCAGTAATAGAATTGTTTTGTTGTTCCAATAGTTCTTCAATCCTTTTGTTGTCAGCAGACCCACTCAAAAACTTTTGCGTTTGTTCAGAAGTCCAATAACGTGCCGCCCCTGTGTTTTCTATTTCCGGCCCACGTTCCCCAACTATACGCAAGCCTCCACTATGAAAGCCACCGTTAGCAAAAGCAGGAAATACCATAGTTTTGGAACCATCTGGATTATAACCTGATGTTGGTACGGTTGGGCTTAACACTGAACCTAACGGACGTTTACCTTGCATAACTAACAAAGCATCCGCAATAGTTACAATGCCGTCTTTATTCAAATCCCACATTATTTTTGCTGTAGTTAAACCAATAGCCATATCCAGTACAATCTTAGCTGCATCTATGTTACTTAAAGATTGTGTTGCCTGTTCTGTGGCTTGCCTTGCTGCTAAAAGAGAAGGGTCTATTGTGCCCACTGTAGGTAATGCCCCTACAGTGGCCCCCAATGCTGTCGCAGCAGCATGTGATGTGCCTAGTGTACCTAATGCTGCATTTTGTTGTTCCAAATAAGTAGATGCAGATGTTGTACCGCTTGTAAATTGATCGTTGATTCCACTCATTGCTGTATTGAATTTACTTAAATCTCTGTTATATACTTCTGTTGCTACTTCTTTCTTTTCAGCTAACAATTTTGCGGCTGTTGCTTCATTCCAAGCACCAATCAAACTTGCTAATGTTGAATTAGGGCCAAGTAATGAAGCAAGTTGTTCGTTTACTGTAGCCGGTACAACTTCGTTACCGCTTAAAATAGCACTAAGATTTTCAGAATCACCTTTAACTATTGCTTGCTTTATACTTTCAAGCAAAATAAGTTGTTGGTCTAGTTGTGTTACTGGTGAATCACCGTTAATTCCAGCAGCATTACCTAACACACCAAGAACCATATTCAAATCATTCTGATACCCGACACTACTTGCATTATATGCTTTTGAAGCTTCCAACAAGCTTGTAGCGGTTTGAGGCAAAGCTTTAAGTGAATCTATATCCGTTTTATTCATAATAGCAGCAAATGATGCTTGGGCTTGTTGGTATGCTGCTTCTGGTGAAAGTTGAGCAAGAGGCCCGGTTTTAATATTTTTCATCGTGTTTAATATTGCTGTTTGTGCATCGATCATAGCTAAAGCTGAATCTTTTGCAGCATTAATAAGGAGAGTGATTGAATCTGTAATTATCCCCGTTGTATCAGCTATTGCAGCAGCCCATTCTCTGTTTTGTACTATTGCTAATGCAGCTACATCCATACCAGCTTCAAGAGCATCATTGTATTCTATTTCTTGGGCTATCCGCAATGAAAACAATTCAGCAGCTTTAGTTAAACCATCCAACTTTAAAGTACGCACAGTTAAATCGTTTGCAAACTCAACAATCGCTTTTTTCACTTCATCTGAAGCATCTATCATTATGCCAAATGCTTCAGATATACCCATTAAAGCTGCAAATGTAGAAGCTCCATAAGTAGATGTTAAATTCATTGAATTAACTAAACCTTTAAATTGCTCTCTTGTTGTAGGCACAGCTAAACCCATTTCAATAAAAGCAATCTTAACTTGTTGAGTTGCTTGTGCTGCTGTTGCCGCTTTTTGTTCTGTATCTGTAAATATACTATTGAAATAAGTATCTATGCTTTTTGAAAATTCTTCAGCGCCCCCCATTAATTCTTGAAGTCTGAATGCTAAATCGCCATTAGCTAAACTAGATGAAAGTAAAGTTTTACCAACTTTACTTAATTCAAAGTTTACATCCATTATTGCTGTTGATAAACGTGTCCAAACATCAGTTGCAGTTTCACTTGCAGAAGTAGCAAATTCCATGATGTTAGGAAACACCTTTTCAATAAGCGTGTTACCGATCTTAGTAAAAGCGGCAATAATATCTTTAGAAATAGCATCGTCACTTCTACCAGCAGTAGCAATACCCATATCTTTTACTGTTGTGTTGCTAAGAGCATAATCAAAATCAGCACCACTAGCCCCCAAAGAAACAGAACCCCTACGCAAACCCGCATTCATCGAAGTAAGAGCGCCTTGCAATTCAGATTTAAACAAGGCCGGTAATTTACCAAATTCTAACCATGCATTAGAACCTGTCCACCAGTTACCGTTGTCTTTAGATACATATGTGTTGCCTGTTACATTCCCTCTATCCATACCTACTGTAATACCTGAACCTGTTGTTCTTATCTCTCTACCGAATCCACTCAGTATTCCACCAATACCACTAGTGATTTGTTGTAAACCTGTATACTTACCTGGGGCAGATTTAACCAAACCCGAATCAGGTTTTAACGCTTCAGCTATATTAAACAAGCTATCAGCAGAACGTCCCATCGCTAAAGCAGCATTACCTATACGTTCTGAAATTAAATCTAATTGTTTACCTGTTTGGCCATCTTTTACTGATAACAAAGGCCCAAGTGTATTAATTCCAATATTGCCTGTACCACTATCACCAGAAGCACCGCCACCAGCAAAAGAACCAGAAGGTGCAGAAACAGAACCAGACCCACCACCAAAAGAAGTATTAGCAATACTTGCAATTTGTGCTGCACCCATTATTGCAGCAGCACTAGCTCTAGCCCATGCTGTGTACGGATCACCACCAGCCATTTGATTCATAACGGCGGCGGCTGTACTCATTGTTGCAGCAGCTAAATTTAAAGCTTTCGATGATTCAAAACCCTTACGGCTTGATTCATCTTCCATCTCAGAAAAATTTAGTAACAGTTCACTACCAACAGCAAAGTAATCGGCTTGCATTTGAAGTTTACCTTTAAAATGACTTACAAATTTAGCAAACATGCTTCCTTCTGCAAGTGCTACACCTTCAGCATACTGTTTATTCACCAAATAACCAGCACTTTCTAAAGCTGTGATTTTTGGAAAAGTTTTTGATGCTTGTGCAAGAATAGTTGAGTACATTGCTGTTGCTGATTCCATATGTGCAAAAACTATATCTTGTGAACGTTGAGAATCAGCATTGTCCATTTCGATTTGTTTTGCACGTACCTGTTCTTTCAGTTCTGATATTTGAGTTACACTTAAAACTTCGGTTTCAGCTTTTCTTATAATTGCGTCTTGTTCATCTTTGAGCATATTAAGTTTTCTGTTATGAGCATCCTCAATAATAGCAAGCTGGTTTTGTAATGGATCAACAATTTCACCTGTAAGTGATGAAGTACCTACCTTTGAAGCTTGAGTAGATGCCAAGTCTCCATACATGCTGTTGGTGATGTTTTTCAATTCAACAAGCATATCCTTTTCTTTCATACGCACTCTTAACGCTTCCCTGCTATTCTCATTCAACATTTTATACATATTGTTTGAAACGGAGTTTAATTCACTCTCTGCTTTAGTTTGTTCAGCTATTAAACTAAGCATGTGAGAATAACTAACATCTACGTTAGCATAACCTTTATCAACCAGCTCCTTCTTTTCATCAAATATTTCTTGAGCTTTTTGTATTTCAATTTCAGATAACTTCTGTATATTTTCTTCCATTTCAGAATAATAAGTTTTGTTCATTATAATACGATCTTCTAAATCAAGTTTTAATTCTGAACGTCTTTCTTCCAAATCAGATTTATATGCGGCCATGCTTGCTTGATGTTCTGCACGTTCCAAAGTACGTTCTGCTTTTTGATTTGCTGTTAAAGTAAGATTCTGATTTATAAGTTTAGCTTGCATTGTGTAACGTTCTCGCATCATAACAACGTCTTTATCATTAGATTCTGCAAGTTCTGCCAGATCAGAAGCTAATTCAGCATTATTAGCATCAATAGCCGCATATAATTCATCTTGTATTCTACCAGAAAGAATTGCTTTTTGATTCCACTTATCCCAGGCATCAACCATACGATTGAAGGCTTTGTCTGCTGCTGTTAAACTTGTTTCAACTTCAGCTATAGCTTTATTGCCTTTAGGCGCTGTAATTGTTGCTTGTGCTACTTTAACAACGGGATTTTGTTCTACATCTTTCATTTGTTCTTTATAGTTCTTTTTAAAATTAATCATCCAAGCATTATAATCAGCCGTTATTTTGGCTAACTTAGCTTGTTGTTCGTCTTCATCTCCAAAAGGATTGATAGTAACTTTGAATCTATCCCAAGCTGTTTCTAGTTCATGCCAAGCTCCCATAATACCATAAACCATAGCAACACCGGCTTTACGTACTATTTCAAACTTATTTAAAAATGAACCTATTTCCCAACCTATCCAAGCTGCCATCAATACATTAACGACATTACCTAAAGTAAACCAAGCTGATGTTTGTTCTTTGGTGACTATAGTGTTACGTTTTTGTGCTGCTGTGAGTGCTTCTGTAGCTCCTGTCGCTGTAACCGTTGCTGCTGTAGCTTCTAAAGTAGTTTTAGCTAACAAAGCATTAACCCCAGACAAACGTCCTTTTTGTTGGGTTAACAATAAATCAGCAGCAGCATGTTTACCTGTAGCTACTGAAGCTAAATTTTGGGCCTCTGCTGCCGCAATGGTGGCTGCTGCTTCTTGTTGCGTCAATGCTGTAATACTACGTGATAAAGCAAGTTGTTCTTTTTTAAGTAATATCTGTTGCTCTTGGGCTAATTCTGTTAGCCCAAAACTTTCAAGATTGGCTATTGTTTCTTGTCTCCACGCTGTTGTTGCTATTATAGCTTGTTTTTGATCTTCTATACGTAATGCAATACTACGTACTTTAGATTCAGCAACTAACGCTTCTATCCCTAACTGTTCTGCTTGCATTGCCATAAGTTTTACTAATATTGATTGCTGTTCAATATCAACTAATATAGATGCTCTGGTTGCATTAGCATTAGCAATTTTCATATTAATAGAAACAACTTCCGATTGTGCTAAAGCAACATTAGTTTCTGCTACCGCTAATTGTTCAGCAGCTACTACTTTTAATCCAGCCCCTTTACGGAAGTCTACAGCTATACCCGCATCAATAGCAGCTTGTGTTTTTAATTCCAAAATAAGCATTTCATTTTTAGCTGCAATCCAAGCACCAATGGCTCCAATAAGGCTTGCGCTTTGAGTTAATAACCAATAACCTACAAATAATTTTGCACCTTCCGCTAATACTTTAATAGTTGTTATAAGGCCATCTGCATTGTCACGTACAACCTGAATAACAACCATTACATTTTTCCAAGCTTCTGCTATATTTTTCCCAATTATTTCAGAATTTTCTTTAAGGTATTTATTTAATGCTCCTACTATTTCTACCATATCCTTAACGACAGACGTAAACCCAGCACGTAAAACAACATTCATTGCTGTTTCAAAAGAAGTTTTTACAGAAGTCCAAAGTTGTGCTATATCCATAGATGCTTCTCTAAGACCAGCAAAATAAGGAGCTAATCTTTCCAACAAATCATTATTTTCTCTTCCTAATTGTACTACTTCTTTTAAACCACCTTTATAAATACCTTGTTGTTTAATCTGCAAATCTAAATTTTTAGAAACTTGGGCGTGCATATTTACTTGACCTGAAAGTAAAGCCCTTGTCTCTTGATACATCTGCATTTGTTGATCTTGCCCAGCAGTCATTGTCGCTATAGCATTTGAAATATCAGTGAATGCTTCAACTTGTTTCTTTTTATTTATATCAAGTACAACTCCTTGATTAGTCATTACCTGCAACATAGACATAAGCCCCTTACTATTTGCCATAGTTAAGGGGTCTATTTCCTGCATTTTCAATACAAGGGCTTGCGCATATTCTTTACTTTGTTTATATGTTTCGGCTAAATTAGTTTTTCCACCTATTATACCTATTTGTGTTAATCCTGCTGCAATTTGGACAATAGCTGTTTGAAATTCCTCAACAGCTTTTACACCTTCTTGAAAACCTTTTTTTATAAGAGAAATAGTCCCGTAAATAGTAGCAATAGCAGCCGTCCTGAATATAAGACGCACAAACATTGCTTCAAGGTCTTTGATAGAAACCAAAGCACCTTTAGCACTATTCTCAATTTGTTTCATATGCCCACCCATAGCCTGGGTAGCTTGGGCAGAAGCACTTGTATTTTGATTATAATATTGTTTCCAATTTTGTCCTGATTTATTTACAGCAGCATCTATATCATTGATAGAACGCTTGACGACACGTGCCCCATCAAGAGAGGCAGTGCCGTCTATTCCTACACGTAAAAAAGTTTCAGTTGAGTTGTTATCCATTTGGTGCCACCTTTTTAGCGGAATGTTCTAAATACGTGTCGTCAAGCGCATAAATAATATCTACAAACAAAGCACGTTCATCCCAATCTGTTATATGTTGTTCATCGAGGTATTGATACAAAACAGGGGGCGGTATGTCAGCAGGGCCAGCCTGTGTCCAAGTACGCCCCCTTCTTACAAGTTGATATGCTGCAAAATAAGGTTGTGTGAATTGATTTAAACTAGGGCGATTAGCAAGGGCCACGGGGGTTTCCCCAGAATCCCTTGCTATCTGTTTCAAACTCTCTATTTTACTCCCCCAAGTTAATTGCCACAAGAGGAAGTTTTTTAGTTTTTTATGTCTTCCTCAATTTGACCTTTTCTAAACAAAGCAAAAGAAGAAGCTTGTTTCACAATATCTTTGAATTGACGCAAAGGCATTGCATTGAAACCAATTACAACATTTTCTTTGTTATAAGGAAGAATTGTTCCAGTTTTATCTTGAATACCTACTACAAATTCCCCAGCTTCATTCTTAGATTCCCAGCCTTTTACTACTGTTGAAGCATAAACTTCTTTAAGCACATTGAAATAAGCATCGTCTGT